TGTGGACGACCGTTCGAGCAATCAAGCCTAAGAAGCAGTGGCCCGATGAAGCAGGAAGAGAAGATCAGCAGTTTTGTTTAGATTTTCTTATACGGTTGTGCGGGTTCGATTCCCGCTCTGAGTACAAGATCACCAGATGGTGGTCTTTTTTTTTCTCATTTCTTTTGCATTTATCATCTCTTTTATCTACTTTTGCATAAACATTAATAGCAACCGTAATATGGAGACTTCAACTATCTTAAACAAATAAAGGGAGGTTGTTATGATACATGGTTTGTCACGGGCACAGCTGGAGCAGCTTCAGTCTGTACTAAAGAGTCAGCTTGAGGAGTTCTTTCACTCTGGGGAGCACTCGTCATATGAGGAGTTCCTCCAGAAGTCGAGTTCTCTACGTCGGCAGTTAGAGAGGGTTAATCGCACCTTAAGTTTGACGCAGGAGCCTCAGATGTCACCGCTTCCGACGCATGGTGAATTGTTCACTTTCAAAGAGTTTGTCGATGCATGCCGGTCAGGTGCTTTTATCGACACCGACGGCTCTGGGTTGTATGCGACAGAGGACAAGGTAAGTGACATTGCCATCTACCCGTCAGACGTTTTGTCAGGCGAGGTACGTTCAGACTTTACACACGTAGTATGGTTCAACTGTTAGGTTTCATGTCACAGGTAGATATATTTATTCAGGAGAGGGTGCCACTCACGCAATAAATTTATATTCGCATGGAGGGATACTGTACTTTAAATTCGGATGCCTCGGTTAAGGGCGACGTTGGAGGTTATGCTATCTGGATAGTCTCGGACGCCGGACGCCTGCGTCGTTATGGTAGGTTTAGGACCCCTGTCTCGGACGCGAACCTTGCAGAGATGATGGCGGTGGTCAATGGCTTGCACTTGGTGCTCTCTGCAGGGCTTCCGGTGCAGACTATGGTCGTTAATACCGACAATGCGACGTGCAGGTCGGTAATAAACAAAAAAGGCTCTTATCGGTCTCAAAATCGCGCACTGCAGGAGATGGCGGATATTCTTTGGAGTATGTGTCAGGGATTTCCCACGATTTATGCAAAACCGATCAAAGGTCATACGAGGCATACCTCCGCACGTCATGTAGTCAACCGTTGGTGTGATGAGTACGCTCGCAGAGGACGTTTAGGTTTGTAGTTAATCTTTTAATACATTTAAGGTCATGGATTTCATAGGGAAGAAGGTAATAGTGCGCGGTGATCGTAGCGGTGTATTTTTCGGCACGCTTAAGGAGAAGAACGGGCAGGAGGTTGTCTTGAGTGGCTGTCGTCGAATATGGTACTGGGATGGGGCTGCCAGCATATCGCAGTTGGCTGTAGACGGGACTAGTAAGCCTACAGAATGTAAATTTACGGTAGCTGTTGACGAGATTGGAATACTTGACGCTATTGAGATCATTCCCTGCACGCTCAAGGCTATCGAATCTATAGAGGGAGTACACGTATGGAAGCTGTAGTATCTGAATTTCTGACTGGTCACTCTGGCTGTGGGTATGGTCATGGCTATGGCCGCGGCCGAGGCTCTGGTTCTGGCACTGGTGATGGTTTTAATTCTGGCTCTGGGTATGGTTATGGCTCAGGTCGAGGCTCTGGCGATGGTTCTGGCTATGGCTCTGGCTATGGTTCTGGTTATGGTCTTGGTCGAGGCTCTGGCTATGACTCTGGCGATGGTTCTGGCGATGGCATACAGGCTGTCTCGAAGCGCCCTGTCTACCAAATAGACGGTGTGCCGACAATTCTGAATCACATTCATGGAAATATCGCGGAGGGCTTCATCCTGCAGTCCGACCTCACGCTCACTCCGTGTTATGTCGTCAAGGAGAATGGTGTGTTTGCTCATGGGGCGACTATGTATGAGGCGTTCGATGCCTTGCAGGAGAAGTTGTATGATGACAGCACTGAGGAGGAGCGTCTCACAGCGTTCAAGAAGCACTTTCCTGTCTTCGACAAAAAGTATCCGGCTCAGGAGTTTTTCACATGGCACCATGTCCTTACGGGGTCTTGTAAAGCTGGACGTGAGGCTTTCTGTCGGGATAGGGGTATTGATTTAGATAAGGACAGGTATACCGTATATGAATTCATTCTCAAGACGCTGGATTCTTATGGTGGTGACATCATTAAGAGACTGATTGAGTAGGGTGTTATGGACAGGTTGTACTTTGTTTGTAGCACCAATGGTCTTTAGTATTATGAGTATGACAGTTTCACAGTTGCTGGTGGTGTTGACTCATCTCTCTGAGCATGGGCATGCTGAGGATGAGGTTCGTGTTCCTGTGTACGAGCAGGGTTGCATGCTGGGACGCCGTCCCAGCAGTAGTGTTGTTTCAGTTTCTCCGGGGGTTGATTGGGATTCTGGTGTTGTCTTTCTCAATACGGAGGATACTCTGATAAAATCTTAGTTTTATGAGGAGTTTTCGTGCATTGCGATTATTGCAGGAGTTGAGTCGGGGTGTGACGCCTGCGGGGAGTGGGACTACGGGCAAGATGGCCTTGTTGCACGGGAGGAGATTTATTGGGGTTGAGAAGGTTGCTGCATATTTTGACATCTCAGTCAAACGCATAGAAGATAGTATCTTTTCACGGCTTTTATAGGTATTTAATTATGGCTGATTCAGTTCTTGTAGTACGCAGGCACGTAGACAGTTGGCAGGTTATGTCCTGCTATTTAGAGGAGCGTCACTCTTTGGAGGAGTGTCAGGCTGCTGCGCTTAGGAGGAACTCTGAAGCGGAGGCGGAGCGTTGCGGGGTCATATATACAGTTCACTTAATTCCGGAGGATATAGTGTCGGCAGTCAGGTTCTTGATACAAGATAGAGCCGTTGATAGAAGTGGTCTTTCGAAGGAGGTTTCACAGCTAACTGCGGAGGTGTCAGACTTGCTGGATACTGTTCGTCAGCTCCAGCAGTCGGTAGAATCACGTTTATCCAAGGAGGATGTAGAAGATTAATTTTAACGATAGATATGGTCTCACCGACGCAGTACTGTTGGGGCGAAAGACGGTCACACGGAGGCTGGAGTTCACGGCTGATGAGCAGATACGGGTGCGGTCGTTGCTTGCATCTGGGTGTAGCATCACCTGCAATGGGTCCGCAGTACAGGTGGGGTATGAGGGTCAGCCACCGGTGTTTGAGAAGCGCCTACACTATCAGGTTGGGGAGGTCTTAGCTGTGGCGGAGTGCTACCGCAGGATTGCAGAGGGAGTTGACGATCTTTCGAGGTATATGTGGCGGTTGTCGCTTGACTTAGGGGTATCTGTAGAGGATTTACCCTTCTTTGCTGGGTGGCGCAACAAGTTGTTTGTGCGGGCGTCCGACTCTTTTGCTCAGGAGTGCTCTGTTGAGGACTTGGTTCTTTACGTTACGCAGGATCTCTACATGGACTATCTCTGTAGTCTGGAGGGTCTCGGGTCGTCACCACTTCCAGAGCCTGGGGTATTTTACAAGGGTATTCAGCTGGTGCCTGTCTTCAAGAAGGCTACGGGATCCACGTTTGCTCTCTTGGCTCGCAGACATACTCTATCTCTGTTGTTGGGGACAGGTTCTACGGCCAACTTGCTATGGGACCCGAAAGCCAACCTATTCAAGTTTGCTGTATCTTTCGACCTTGAAGTGAGTGTTCTATATCCAGAATCCACGCTTCTCGGCATATCCATTCCTTAGTTATGAAGGCATCGTCTTGGGTTAGGTCTTTTCTGAGTGGCAGGGAGTGGACGGCTCCGGCCACGATTGTGTCTTTCGCCTAGGAGTCGGAGCTGTTTCCGTCTGTAGATGGTGCGCGCTCCTTTGTGTATCGGGGGCTTCGGCAGCTTTTGTCGTCGGGGGTTGTTGTCAAGGACTTCAGGGGGCACTATCGGTTGGTGCAGGATTGTGGAGGGCTTTCAGCCGCGGAGTGGGCTACTTGCTGGATGGCAGTTCGTTACGCTGTTGGGGGTCAGAGTATCTCTACGTCGTCGTTGCCATTCGAGCTTTTGTCTGCATACTGGCGACGCTGGTCTGTAGACGAGAAAGCTCGGCTGTTGTCCATCTTGAATGATCACCTTGACTCGATGCAACGTCTCACGGGCGAGTCGGAGGTTTACTTTGGTGATCGCATTGTTGATCATAAGCAGTGGGAATTGTTCCGTCGCACACTGGATTCAGGTCAGCATGTTGAGGTTTCTCTCACGTCTGGGAAGGTGTTGTCTTGTGTTGAGTATGATGGGGATTATTATCCGATCTCTGGAGATTTACCATGGTGGACTGGGCAAGGCTTCCCATGCCTTAGGAAGGGCATTATTGTCGGTGGTGGTGTGCAGGTATAGTATTTTATAGATGGTCATGTCACAGATAAGGAAGTCAGAGGTATCATATCGTTCCCGTGCTGATATGTGTTGTTCTTGTGTTCATGTCACGCGGTCACAGGAGGAGTCGGGGCGTTATGTCTACAGTTGCTTATTGCATAATTTTAGGGTCAGGGCACAGGCGGTGTGTCCGTCCTATAGGATGCGTCCGTCGGACCAGACCACGGTTGATTCCTATCCCACTTTATTTTGAGCATCATGAGTGTTACTAAAACTACAGCGTTTTCATCCAAGGAGGAGGAGTTGTTGCAGGAGCTGCACAGGTACAAGGTAGCCTACGCGGAGGCGTCGTCTAGGGCGGACATTGCGAGTACCATAATCCAGAAGCAGCGAGAGGAGCTCTCCGCACTGCGGGCTAACCAGCAGGGTCTTTTGCACCTGCTCTCTCTCCATTTCCCGTTCCAGTTCATTGTCAATGACACGTTGTTTCTTTTCAAGTGTGAGGGGGATCCGGTGGAGTCTCGCCCGAGTGAGGGTATTTTCGTACAGCACACTTACACCATCGAGAAGGATGTGTTCGAGACACGGGGGTTACCGGAGCGTCAGGTTTGTACTGTTTTGGCTTCTTTGATGGATGGATTATCTAAAGAGATTGCCACGGAGTTTCTGCTCTCGGTCTTTTCGACATGGGAGAGTTTGTAGACAGTCTGAGTTTTAAAGTGAGGCTTCGGTCTCACTTTTTTATTTTCCACGTTAATATAGCATATTAATCTACTACTATATGGACGCATCTGTTACAGGGTTGTTGTTACGCTTCCGACGTAAGTCACTGCATGGTTTGTTGGTGAGTGCATCGGGACATGTTTTGTCTGACGATGAGGCACGAGCCTATCTGCACTGGTTAGCCGAGCATGGGTACTCATATCTCTCGGATGCGCCAGACTTTGATGATGTGCGTTATACTATCTTATAGGGTATGGATATTTCGTTTTTTCATTCGAGGTCGGCGTTTGAGTTTCTCGGTCGTCGTGCAGTTTTGACGGGGGATATTATAACTCCGGATGGTGATGTTTTAAGGGCTGGGGAAGAGGTTTTGATTTCAGGTGTAGGTGAGGGTTTCACAGTCATCACCTCATCTGGCGTCATCGTCGAGTCGGTTCCGGCATCATGTCTTACTGTGATTGGGAGTTCTTTTGAGTGGGATCATCTGATGCACGGCATTTTGGAGCAGGAGTATTGCACTTCGGGTACTTCTCACATTGAGGCGTCCTTATTATTGGGTGGGCATGCAGTGTCTTCTGAAGTCTTGCACACATCATTCAGGGATGGGTGGGGTTTGGCTTGCGCTCACATACTCTCGTGGCGTCCTGCGTACTCGGATTCCCACTTCGAGTTATCGGAGCAGCCACAGGCTGTTTTGTTGAAATGTTCGCATCCCGACATCGATGGTGTGTTTATAGTGTCGGGGTGGGCTACACGCGGCTCGGCTTCGGATGTGAGGTATGAGTTCAGTGCAGGTGTTGTCGCCGGTTGTACCATATTAGGTTGGCGTCCAGATTATGAGTAGGGAAGATTTTTCAAAGTTCTCACGGTTAGTCAGGCTTGGGTAGAGTGCGCGTGTGTTATGGTTCGATTCTTGCAGTTCCGGTATGCGGGTCGGTGCTCGATGCCTTGTATAGTCTGTTATGCACGGTAGCCGAGACATTTCCCGAGGTTTTATCTTTAGCGCATTAGTGAATATGGATACATTGTTTGGTTTACGAGCTGCTCTTCAGGGGGCTCCTATTTGCACGGTTTCTGGTCGCAGGGCTGTGCTGTGTTATGTTGTGCTGGTTGTTCAGGGTTATGAGGAGACTCACCCGGTCATAGCCATGTCGTTTACCGATAAGGAGTCGGAGGGAAATCATGGTTTGGGGATGGTGCATTGTTACACCGTCACGGGGGAGTTAGAGGAAGGTATGAGCCATGCTTTAGATCTCCGCATGGCGGATGCGGACTATGCAACTCGTCTCGACTGCGGGGAGTACACTCCCGTGCGGATGCAGCCGTTCTACTACTGGCATGAGTTACAGTTGGATCCGGCTATGTTGCGTGCAGCACGCAAGTACGGGTACACGGGTCAGCCTTATCCTTCAGCCTTAGCTGCATGGCTTCGGGATAAGTATAAGATGTTTGTTGTAGTGACTCCCGATGCATACACCACGGGGGTTAACTGGGAGGTTCAGGTTCTGTGCTATAATCCCGAAGATCCCACGTGTTGGGATGCTGATATGACCTCTGGAGTATTTGGCGACAATGCCGAGTTTACGACGTATGAGCAAGCACTTCTTTTCGGGCTCTCACATGCCTTTAGGTTGCTTTCAGCCCATAGGAAGGTATGAGTGCAGAGTTTCGACTATATGATGCGTTGCATGGCGCACCGTTGCGGACCAAGAATGGGTTACATGCCGAGTTGGTAGGACTTCGGCTGATGGCTGTGTCTGGGGTTTATGCACCGTTGGATGTTCGTTTGTACTTTCCCGATGGTGGGAGTGTTGAGTATTCCTACACCATTAATGGTGTGCCCTTGGCTTTAGGACAGGAGTTCTCATTAGAGATAGCGGACAAGGATTGGTCTCTGCTGTCTTACTCTGGACTTTTGAGTCATGAGTTCATGTCCATTCCTGTTTTGTTTCGGGCGATCCATGCGGGTTATTCGGTCGAGGGTACCGTATCGCTCATGGACATGGTTCAGTGGGCGGAGCGTTTTTTCGGGCTGTACTTGGTTCCCACGCCGGTCAGGGATGGGGATAGGGTTGGGTGGTCCGTTCAGCTTTTGTTCAAGTCCAAGACGTCGGACAGGGATTGGGGTCCCTTGTCTACTCCGCCTTTGGGAGGAGGTATGTTTCCGTCAATGACTGGGGCCTTGCTCTACGGTCTATCTACCGCCTTTGACTTATTGTTTACCCATGACTGTTCAGCGCTTTCCTCGTTCGTTGTTGGGGAGGTTTATCGCACTCGTGATGGTCGTGAAGTCAGAATTCTGTCTATGGCTTCAGATGACCAGTCTTTGCTCTTAGCGGATGTGGAGACCTTTGTTGGTTCTGGGAAGTTTGTACATGCGAGGTACACGGGACAGGGTATTCCGGTGTCAGAGAGTGGCTCAACCGAAGAGGATGATCTGGATAGTCATTTAACTTCTTTGCTATAGTATAGGTTTATGAGTTCACAGTTGTCAGATGTTGCGAGGTTAGATCAGATGCGTCTATTGAAGCGCATGTCGTGGGCTACGTTGCAGCGTGAGGCTGCTCGTCGGCGTGGTGAGGGGTCCACAGATGCAGAGGTGGAGATGTGTGCAGCGAAGGCACGCAGGTGTCTGGAGTATGTTGCGTGTCTGAACTGGTACCTCTGTGGATTGGAGGAGGACATGGTATCCGCAGGAACATTTCGGCATAGCTTGAAGCGGGCAGTCAGGTCTGCACAGCGGATTGCTGGTCATGTGCATCAGGAGGCATGGCTCATGCTGAATGGGTACAAGCGGGGAGTAGGTCGCGTATACGACGCACGGTTGCAGAAGGTACAGGAGGCAATAGACGGTGCGGTTCTGGTAGATGATGAGTCACGCAACTATAGTATTATTTGTGCTTTGTTGCGCATAATTGATCGGTTGTCTCAAGAGCTCCACCGTCATGGATGGGATTTTTACTACACGCGGGAGCTGGAGTCTATTTCGTCATTATTGCAGCAGTTATTGTTACATGACTACGAGCTTGATTCAATCATTGAAATAGCGACGCGAGACGTATGAAGGTTCGGTGTAGTTCTCGGGAGTTGCAGTCTTTCTGACGGTTGCAGGATCAGCTTCCCAGCGACTTGGGGAGTGAGTACTCTTCACAAGAGAGGGATGCTTTACGCCTAGTACGTTTATTACAGAAAAGGTTAAGAATTAAGCGGGAATTCCCCTGTCTTTAGGCAGGAGATGATAGCTCTACCCACGGAGCATGGGGAAGTCAAGCCTGTGGACTGCCCAACAGTGGATGCCCGACCTTGTGTCCTAAAAAGCTGTGGCAGAAAGAAGCAGGAAAAGAGAGGAGGTATTGGTATCTCCGAAGCTCATGTCTTTAGGCATGAGTAGCTCACTAAGACATGGTAGAGTCACCCCTCCTTTCTAATCCCGGCACAGTTCTCGTGCTTAGTGCTTATTGCATATCGCGTTTTGCTTCATTTGCGCTCTATCATGTTGGCGCTCTCATCCTACTGGGGGCGCCTTTCTGTTGTGTTCATTATATATCCCAGAAAGCATGCAGGTGTCTTCAGACATACGGATGAGCAAGATTGAGCTCTTTCAGGCGCGGATGGCGGACATTGTTTTGTCGCGCAGTCCTTTGCGTCGGAGTGCGTTAGTTTGCATTCAGCAGACGGAGTTTGACATTTATCAGGATGGTTCCTCGATGGAGTTGCTCAGGGTGTTAAAGACCTGCATTGTGCGCAAGGCGCCGGATCTGTATTACGTTCAGGAGGGTTTTGGTGATGCGTTGTTGGTAGAGGATGTTGGGTCGTTGCCGTGGGTTGTGACGATGACGTGTTTGGGTCTGCCGCGATTGTTGATGACGGATGATCAGATTATAGTTGACGGGAAGGTTTACACGGTGAGTGCGGTTAAGCCTACCAATCGTGAGACGCAGGGTTTGCTGGAGTGTGCGGTATATCCGGAGCGTGTGGACAGTGTTGATCCTTTAGCTTTGTATGGTGTGTCCTTTTCGGATGGGTTGAAGGGTTTGACGTTGGAGGAGAGCTACGGTCGGGAGGTTGTGGTTCGAGTTTTGTGGGGAGGTTGTCCTGTTGCGATGTCATGGGATGGGCAGCAGTGGCAGCCGTTTGCGGAGGTGAGTCGTCAGCTTGTTCCGAGTGGGGTCACGAGGTTCTGGGTTCGGGATGCGTGTGGAGAGGTGAGTTCGTTGCAGCTTGGTGGGTATAATATTCCGCTTGTAGGTTTTTCGGATTCTGGGTACAGTGCACGTGAGTCGAGTGTGGGTGGTGGTGCTTTTCTGTTTCCGAGTACGGAGTATGTGTATGGATAATTAGTTGGCTATGGCGTTGAGTATAAAGGATAAGTTGTTTGCGCGGTATCCGATTCCGCGGGTGCTGAGCATCTGGGGTGGTGATGGTGTGAGCACGTTTGCGGTTTCGGATTTGGATGCTTTGGTTGAGACGTGTGTGGATGAGTTGCGTGCGGACTTGTACGTCACGGAGTACATCACGCTCACGGGTATGAGTACGGGGGTTGATCCGGATGTGTTTGCTGTGGTTAATGCTCGCATCATAGGAGGGAACTTTCAGGGCAACACGAGTGTCAGGGTTCAGTTGGACAGGGCGTCTAATACGGTTCTGTGTCGTTACACTCCGGCGCGGGCGACGGTTCGTCGGTATCTGCGTGTTTCGGATTTAGACACGTTGCAGGGTGCGCAGCTTCAGTATTTTCTGGTGTACACGCTGTGGCGCATGGCGACGACGGAGTTGGCTATGTTGCGTGCGGTGACGTTGTCGACGGATGCGGGGTCGATCAACTTGGACACGTTGGCGACGTTTGCGGAGTCATGTTCGTCGGAGTATGAGAGGATGAAGGAGGATATTCATCTTTACACGACAGGTATTTAGGTCTAAAATAGCGATAGTATGTCATATTACAAGTTTTTGGTTGAGGACGAGTCGTCCTCGGCTGTGCGCAAGGGTCGAATTGGGAAGCGCATCTCGAAGGGTCTGGCTCACTATCACATGCATCACACGTCGGAGTCTGGTGCGGAGTCGAGTATAGCGGCCTACAAGGAGAAGAAGGCAGGGGATTCTATGGGTGTTCGTCGTGTGGCACGCGGGGGGCGTCAGGTGATGGATTCTGGGGACACGTTGTCTCGTTTGCAGGATTTGTTTGCGGGGACGTCGTATTCGGTGGAGCAGGACGGGTCGATGTTCTGGGTTCCTCTGGGGACGACGGAGGTGGGTGGTCATAAGTACACGCACACGTTGCAGCTGCTCACGAAGAATGACGGGGAGTGGATATACAGTGCTCGCATTATTATTTCGGACGAGGATGATAATACGGTAGGTATTGTGGTGGCTCCGGTGGTATACTTTGACGCTGCGCCGCACAAGGCGTTCTCGAAGGACGTGCTGAAGTTTCTGGACTCGTATTGGGGTCTTGTTCAGGGTGTAGAGCTTGAGCAGCTGGAGCAGGTGTTGACGGTACCGGCGCTTGGGGGTTGGGTTGACGTGTACCTGTTTGACGAGGATGATGATGCCGACGATGAGTCGGAGGAGTAGCAGAGGTATCATTCACACGTATGTTCATACTTCAGTACGAGAGTGCGGTTGTGGCATGGTTGACAGAGGCGATTCCGTCGCTGGTTCAGGCCATTTACACGGAGGATGTTGATCGTCTGACGGGGTCGTCGGACGTGATACGTTATCCGTCGGTGATTTTCTGGCGTGACTCGGCGGAGCAGACGTTACCGCAGGCGTATGACATTTATGATCCGGATGCAGGGGTTACGGATGTGTTATCGCGTGGGCGGTTTTTCACGTTGCCGTTGAAATACACGGCGCGTCTTGTTTGTGAGAAGCAGTCGGATGCGTGGAAGTATCTGCGTGTGTTACGTAATTGGTGGGCCGATCACAGTTACGTATTCGTCCGGCTGCCGGACTATTCCGCGGACTTCGTTTTGAAGGTGGGGTTGAAGCTGTTGGGGATGCATGTGTTGTCTGAGCGGGATAACTTGGACAGGAAGGGCGCCCAGCGTATAGTTGAGTTCTCATGGTTTTCGCAGCTTGCGGTAGATGTGTTCTCAGGTGGGTATCCGGCGTGGGGGTCGTACACGCTGTGTGTTGTAGCGAAGGATTCGGTTTTGGAGGAGCATGTGACTATGGTTCCGGCGGGGGGTTCATGCCCTTTGTCGGATGTCACGGTAGCGGTGCAGCCTTTGGAGGGCGATTGAGGTAGATATACATAAACTTGGGGCTGTTTTCGAAATAATTACTATCTTTGTAAGCGGAATGAGAAAGATTAATAGAACATACAAGTTCAGATTGTACCCGAACACGGCGCAAGCTGATTTGCTGGCAAGGCATTTCGGTTGCGCTCGGTTTGTGTACAACTACTTTCTCAGTCAGCGCAAGGAACAATATAAGCTCACCGGTAAGAGTGATAACTACTATGCGCAGGCTAAAGCACTTACCGCATTGAAGAAGCAGGAAGCAACAGCATGGCTTAAAGATGTCAATTCCCAAACTTTGCTGTTCGCTATCCGCAGCCTTGAAGTAGCCTATACCAATTTCTTTCAGAAGCGTGCGAAGTTCCCGAACTTCAAATCCAAGCACTCAAAAAATAGTTTTACTGTTCCTCAATTTGCATCTATCGCAGGTGGCAGGCTTTTCATACTCAAGTTCAAGGGAGGCATCAAGTGCCGTGTGCATCGTGAGATAAAAGGCAAAATCGGTAAGGTAACTATTTCCAAGACACCAAGCGGCAAGTATTTCGTTTCTGTATTTACAGAAGAGGAATACGTAGCTCCACTTGAAAAGACTGATAAGTTTGTTGGTGTGGATATGGGCTTGAAAGACTTGCTTATCACTTCTGAGGGAGAAACTTTTAAGAATAACCGATACACAAGAAGATACGAGTGCAAACTTGCAAGGGTGCAGCAGCATCTTTCCCGCAAGAAGAAAGGCAGCAGAGGGTTTGAAAACCAAAAGCTCAAAGTTGCCAGACTTCACGAAAAGATTGCCAATTGTCGTGCCGACTACCTGTATAAGTGCTCCATCTCTCTTGTTAGAAGATATGATACCATCTGCATCGAGGATTTGAATGTAAAGGGTATGGAGAGAAACCATCACCTTGCCAAATCCATTACTGATGCAAGCTGGGGCAGCTTCGTTTCCATGCTTACCTATAAAGCAGAATGGAATGACAAAAAGGTTGTGAAAATAGACCGATACTTCCCCTCCTCGCAGACTTGTAATGTCTGTGGATATGTCAACAAACAGACTAAAGATTTGTCTGTTCGCGAGTGGGAGTGTCCTGTTTGTCATACTCATCATAACCGTGATGTTAATGCAGCAATCAATATCCTTCGTTTCGGGTTAAACAATATATCGGCAGGAACTGTCGATTACACGGGTGGAGAGGAAGTAAGAGCCGATCTTTTGAAAGGCCGTTCCCCTGCGAAACCCGAAGCCCATGTGTCTTTAGCTCATGAGTAGTTCACATATCCGTAAAACATTAAATTATTAAATTATGGCAGTTATAGGGAATACATCGAATCCCATGGTCGATGTCACGTTTCAGGACTTGACGAATTATGCGGCCGCGTCGTCTACGGATGATATTGCAGGGGTTGTTCTGGATACGTCGTGGGGTCCGTGTGGGACGCCGACGGTGTTTGATAGTACGGGTTACCAGACGCACTTCAATCCGAAGGGGTTGGGGCGTCTGAACAGTTCGATGGCGACGGTTCAGAGGTATTTTTCTCTGGGTGGGTCGTATGTTGAGGGTGTTCGTCTGGGGGCGAATGAGGTTTGGCGCTTCATTTATCTGGATGACGGGGCCTTTGCCACGACGACGGTTGCTTACAGTGGTGATTCGAGTGCGACGGACTTTGGGAGCATATCGGCTCTTGAGGGGAGTCCATGTGCTTTCCGTTTGTTATATCCGGGTGGGTTCCCGATGCAGATCACCATCACGGAGGCATCAGAGCTGAGTGGAGCTGTACACGTTGCAGGTTTCGGCATATAGTGGTCTTGTTTACAGCACTGCGGGGGCTGCGTCTGCGTCGTACAACACGTTGCTGGAGTCGTTGACGGTGTCGTTTGTGCCTCTGGAGCTGAACGGCGTTTCGTACTTCTACGCGGATGTTCTGGCGTCGAGTTCCTCGTATCTGTATGCGGATGCTGCATGGGCTTATTCACAGAGCAAGATAACGGTTCCGGACATGGAGGATGGGTCGTTGACGTTGCTTACAATCTCGCCGTCGACGGTTCCGGGGTTGCAGGCGTCGGGGGTAACGGATGCAGTTGGCACGGCCTATAAGGCGGCGGACTACCAGAATGCTGCGGCCATCTTTGAGGATAGGGATATCAGCTCGGCGACGTTGTTGTTGAACTCCTACACGACGGATGCTGCGTTGGCTGCGGGTGAGACTGGTGTCACGGCACAGGGTGTGTCCACCACGAGTGCTTATGTTAAGATGCTGGCTGCCTATGCTTCCGTTGCGGAGACGAGGAAGGATTTGGTATTCCTTGCAGGCTTCCCGACCTTTGGTCAGGGCACGCCTTCCGCGAGCACGGCTACGTGGGGTGGTGCGTCGGCCACGTGGGTGCAGCAGGAGCCGTGCATGGTTGCATGGTTTAACGCTATAGCGAATGCAGGTCTGGATATGTTCACGGCAGGTATAGTTGCATGGGAGCGCTACACGCTGTCTACGCTTCTTGGACGTCAGACTTTCAACTTGGATGGTACGGCAGGCTGGGCTGGTCGTATTGTTTCGGTGGCGGGTCAGTTAAAGAACCGCAACCAGCCGCCTTCGTATAAGGCCTACGGTGCCTACTCGGGTTCGCTTGTGAGGTCGCTTACCTTCAAGCAGGTCTACAGTCTGCATCAGGATTATGGTATCGGTTCGATATACACCACGGCTTCGGGTAACTACATCTTTGATATCCGCACGCTGTACGGGGTTACGACGTCATACTTTGCTCAGCTTAACGTGATGCGTGTTACGGCGGCTCTTCTGGCGGGTACGTTCGACGAGGTGGAGCAGGTACTCCACACGGACGTTGCAGAGAACAGAAGCTCCCGTATTGCGCTGGAGGGGTGTCTGAATCAGTTAATCAGCACGTTCATCGCACGTTCGGAGCTGAAGTCCTCGTCGTATGCGGATGTAGGTGATTCGATAAATTCGGATGCGCAGACGCAGGGTGGTCGGAGTCTGAACATACATCTGGTATGTTATTTCATCGGGCTCACGGAGCGTGTGAACATCACGGTCATAGCTACGGATGATTCGGTTTCGGTTTCAAGCATAGCAGTTGGATGATCTTAGTTGTCTCAGTTTCTTTGTTGTTTCTTTAATGAGTTTGTTGTTTCAGGAGGAGGGGCGTGTCGGGAGATACCCCCCTCTTTTATTCTCAAACTGTTGTAGTTTTATATATCCCCAAAATACGAATACGATATGTCACGTAAGATTAGCACCTTTGTTCAGTACATTGCCACTCCGGCGAATACCCATAATTTCAGGGTTGAGATTCCGGAGTTGGATGATTATTCATTCGTTGTTCAGAGCACGTCCATGCCGTCTGAGACTATGCGTATGACGCAGTTGTATGTTCAGGGTGAGGCGGTTCGTTATCCTGCTGTGCCACAGAATGCGGGCACGTGGGGCTTTAACATTCCGGATTCGGATGACTTTGAGGTTGCGCGCAGACTGGATGCGTTGCGTGCTCGTTTCTGGGATCAGGCGACCGGTTCGTTGAATGCCTCGGCTACGCTGTGGAGTGAGGTTAACATTTACCTGCGTGACTTAAACTCGGAGGAGCGTTATCAGTGCACGCTTCACGGGTGTTGGTTGCAGGGTCGCGGGGACGTTCGGCTGTCGCAGAGTACGCCAGACACGGCGCTCACGTGGGATTACACGTTGGTTTACCAGTATCCGAGTCACAAGCGTATAGAGTAGGAGGTGAGTCATGTCGATGAAGGTGCCTGCCTTTACGGCAGTTATTCATGCGCCTCTCACGCGGCGTGATTTCACGATGATCTGGGAGGCGGTTCCGCAGTGCATGCTGACGGTTCAGAGTGCTTCATATCCGGGTGGTGAGCCATATGCGGAGACGTCGGTGCCATGGTTAGGGGCTCAGATATCCATCCCCACACGTGTTTACAGCGGTGGGGATTGGAAGTTTGAGGTTCCGGACAACACGCTGACGAGTGTTCGGTACGAGTTAAACCGCATCTACATGGAGCAGGAGTTGCACAGTATCATATTGATACAGGGCACGGCGTTCAATTCGTTAAACTTCCGTAATGTTCCGGCGGCAGTGGGTAGCATTTTGAATGCTGGGAGTGCTGGGGCGAGTGCTTTGCTTACGGGGTGTCGTTTAGGTGACGCTTACATTAAGTCGATTGATCCGGTGGATATGCAGAACGGCACGGGTAGTGGAGACGCTATTCTGTGGCGTGTTACGGTTCATTACAGTTACATTGACAAGTTGACTTCGAGGGCATAATGGGCAGGGTATCACGGCTTGTAGCGCAGGCGATATCAGAGCGTTTGCAGTTTGGTAGTCAGTCGGGGTTTCGTTCGAGTACGGGGTCTCGGTTCATACCGCCGTTGCTGGAGTGTGACTATAAGTTAGTTTTCACTATTGGGGGCAAGTCGGCATCCTCAGTGACGTCCTTTGTTCTCACGGGGTTGTCGGGGTATCCGGCGACGGTGCAGTGGAGTCCGATGCCGAATGTGTATGGGGTGCCGCAGGTAACGGTTTCGGAGAGTTACTTCTCATTGTCCTACTTATTGCCCAGTACGCGTAGTGGAGTTTTATCCTCGGATTTGCATTATCTGTACTCACGTCAGTTCACGGAGGATGGATTGTTGCGGCTGCCGATGCGTGCGGGTGGTTCTTACGGGTTAAGTTTCAGCGATCAGCGGTCGTTGTGGTCGCGGTTGGCGAGCGGTGAGAACTTATCCTCGCAGGAGTTTGCAGCGCTTCAGGGGCCGGGGGCGAGCGTCAGCACAGGGTTTCAGCGGCCCGACGCAGAGTTGTATTTGTTATTACGGGAGGAGAATGGTTTTCATGCTGGTGATGTCTTACGTTTATGCACGTTTACAGGGTGTGTCTTTGGCAGTCCTGTTCCGTCGTTTAATCCGGGCAGTTCGGACGGGATGCGGTGGTCGATGCAGGTTGGGTATAAGTACATCACGTGGGATCGACCTTCGTTCTTGAGTTCTGGGGGTTCAGCGAGTGCGGACGGAGAGTTAACAATATCAGAGTAGTATGCGAGTATCGTTACCGAGTAATGGTCTTTTAGGTTTACGGGAAGTCACAGTGGATGTCCCACGTATAGGGACTCTGCGTGAGTTGAGTTTTTCTGGGGGGACGGAGGAGCAGTTGCGCACGGAGCTGCTGTGTCTTTTGATCAAGGAGCAGGATGCCTTCTCCCATATGACGATTTACGACCGTGACTACTTGTTTGCTATCGTTGTCAGCTCGATATGTCTCAACTCGGTGCCGATAAAGTTCACGTGTCCTGTATGTCAGGCTGCGGGGAAGGAGGTATCCTGTCAGTGCACCTACAACATTGCGGAGCAGGAGCCGGTGTTTCTGGAGGAGGGGACTTCGCCGTCGATCCAGAAGCAGTGGGACTTCATGGATGCACCGTTAACTTATAGGATTCTGAGTGTAGCGGATGAGGAACGTATTGTGGCATACGCTCTGGATGATTACGATCATTATACTCTGCGGTATGAGCAGGCGTTCGTAGCAGGTGTCTTGGGTGCCGACTTGAGTACGAAGGATGGGATTAGTTCAGGTATAGCCTTGGTTAATTCTTATCCGGTGTATGTCTACTTTAGTGTGCTTCTGTTTAATCAGCTGACCTTCCACGGGGTACCACAGTATACGGAGGGTGTTTGTCCAGAGTGTAATAATAAGACTCGGGTTCTGGTGCCCTTTGGGAGTGTGGTCAGGGAGTTGGACTCGGCCAAGATTGTGGATAGGTTTGCGGGGTTGAGTGGTATTATCGACTTCAAGAGTTTTGTGGATTTAAGTTTTCCGGAGTTACGTCAGCTGGAGGAGAGTCTGGCGAGCAGGCTCAGACCGAATCAGTGATGTGCTCGGGTTGTATAGCTTTTTGTGTTTGTTGGGGGCGGTGGAGTTCTACCGCCTTTTTTAATATTGGAGGTCATGGCAGAGGTTACGAGTCTTTCGGGGTTGTCCACGGCATTGGATGACTATATGGAGCGGATCGAGAAGGTGCGTCTGAGTAGTGGTGTCCTGCAGGAGCAGCACGACGCGGTCATAGCATTATCACAGGCGATTGATATGCTGACTCTAAAGCTGACGGCACTGTCTGCTGCGGGGAGTCCGCGTGCCACGCTCATCTCGGGATTGCAGTCTGCGCTTTTGTCTGGTCAGGATTTCACAGGGCTCTTACGTCAGGAGGGTCGTGCTGCGGCGATGCGGCCAGACGGGGTTCCGGGCTTAAACCTTGGTGATGCTCAGTTGTTGCGTCAGGCGGCTGGTGCCTCCCCAATGTTGCAGAGCGCATCCTCGTTGAGGATGTTGTCGGCATTAGCAGAGTGGAGTTCCTTCAAGGGTAGTGCTCCGACGGCTGGGGGAATGGCTCCGGCACTGGAGTCACGAATGGCGGCTTTGGGTACGGGTCTCACTTCGGAGCAGGCACAGTCTCCGTCTTTGGTGAAGGATATTGAGGAGGATACAATAAATTCGGAGTTACTGGAATCTGCGGAGGATATACAGGAGGGTACGGATGCTGTTCTATCGGCTCTGGGGCAGAAGCGTGATACTGTTGTTGGTGCAGCCGAACCACCGAAGAAGGAGGTTACCACCGCACAGGCGGAGTCTCGTTCGTCGTGGTGGTCAACACTAAAGACTGTAGGGTTGGTTCTGGGTACGGCGACAGGTGTTTTTGGGTTATTAGGTGATCCTTCAGTTCAGCGGTTCATACAGGAGAATCTATTATCTGCGGAGGGGCGTCAGGCTCTCTGGGGGAAGTTCGAGTCAGTGCTGAACCTCTTGGGTGAAAAGGTATCTAGTGTGTTAGCATTAGGTGAGCGTATAAATGCGGGGTTGTTGGAGGTGAAGAATTTAGTCGGGGCGTCTGGGGAAGGGATCGCACAGAGGGTCTCGGCTGCGGGGTCGGCTGTGTATGCAGGTTTGTCTGCGGAGGATCAGCAGGGTGTTCAGGCGTTCCAGCGTGGGTATGAGCAGACTTTATCCTCACCGACACCGCTACCCGCAGGTATCACGGATGCGGAGACGACGGCTTTATCTATGGGTATGAAGACTACAGCCATGTTGGGTGCAGGTTTATTCAGTGGGGTAAAGACAGCGGGTTCTGCTTATAAGACGTTGCGGGCTTTATATCGTGGGGCACAGGGTATGCAGGGGGCTTCGCGGGCAAGTTATCTCTTGAACGGGTTTACGAAGTATCTCAACATGTCTCGGTTTGCAGTGTGGGGGCTTCTGGCCACAGGTTTAATTACATCGGCTGCACGTCAGAAGTTCAACAAGGCGTCGTTGTTAGCTGCTTATCAGGAGGGGTCACCGGTGTTCTTATCTTATCCGGCTTATGGAGGAAATACTCCACAGTTGGTTGATGTGGGGTCCTTGCAGGTATCACAGGATGACGGGAGCACAACGGCTCTTTACAATACCATGACTGCTGAGGAGCAGTTAGGTTATAGTACCAGTTTGATGGGGGCACTGGGTTCTTACACACAGGAGCAGAATGCCTTAGCTTTACAGGCGGGGATAGTTGATATGGGTGATTACATCACTACGGATTCTGGTGAGATCATATCGTCATCGGAGGTTAGCAATCTCAAGGGGGATGAGTTATCGAAGTTCCTGTCGGCCAATCCGGCGTTAGCCGCATCAGGGCTGCTGCGCAGTCGCATTGCAGGTGGGGATGCAGCGTCTGAGCTCGTGGTGGGTAGGGATCCGGACAAGCCTTTTTACCTACTCACACCGAATGATTCATTTATCTCGGGGCTGCCAGATGATATACGGTCGTCTGTATTGCAGCAGCTCAGGGATGGTCGTTTCAGAGCAGCACGTCCGCGGGATATTATTTCATACAACCGCATAAGTAGTATGCTGGAGGCTAACACTCAGGGAAATTTTGCAGGGGGTTTAGTCACGCAGTCTGCAAATAAGCTACTGACGGGAGTTGGTATTGGGAAATGGGCGGCGCGTCAGGACGCGGGGTTTAAGGGCAGCTCCTACGCTAACACGCTGGAGGGTTTTACAGATGTCTCTGCCATTATGCCGAGTGTGGACTCGTCAGCAGCACGGTCGGTTCAGCCGTCCGAGGTTGTGGGTGCTGGGACAGTGTTACGGGAGCGCGACTCGGAGGAGAGTTCAGGAGCCCGAGTACCACGGATGACTTTTAACAGCGCAAACACTACAGCGCCGACATATATTTATCAGATTGGTAGTAATTCACAGGAAGGGGCAGATCGGTAAACTACCCACAAACTAAAGATTTGTGGGCTTTAGACGTAGAATAGTTATCATGTATAGGACACGACAACAATTCCCATCTTTCATGGGTGTTTACATACCCCCATGTAGCAATGTTGAGGGCAGCATTAACATCTGCATCAGCAACGTTGCCACAGTGTACACAGCGGAAGTGCTTGCCATTCCTAATGCCTATATGACCGCACTCATGGCAAGTCTGCGAAGTATATGCAGGAGGAATGACGGTGATTTGAACACCATTCATCTTGCACTTGTATTCAAGGAAAGAACGGAGCTGGTAGAAGCTCCAAGAGTTACTTCTCCTGCGGAACGTCTTGTTACGTCTCTTGGAGTTCATACCCCATCGGATATTCTTCAAGTCCTCAATGGCAATTCCCTTGTGTTCTTCCTTTGCTTTCGCTACTACTTGCTTGCTTATGCGATGATTGACAATAGTGGCAAATCTTCTCTCACGTCCTTTCAACCGTTTCAGCAACTTATGACAGTTGCGCGTGCCTTTGGACTGAACAGAAGCTCTCACTCTGTTGTATCTGTTTCTTATGTTTTTGACTTCATCAGAAGAAATATTAGTGCCATCAGACAAAGAAACGATGTCTGTGATACCCATATCGACACCAAGGAACTCCTCAGCAGCTTCTTCTTCCTCGTCAGGAATGTCTATCGTTTGGTGCAGATAGAACTTCTCTTTGATGAGGACAAGGTCTGCTTCCCCTTTCGCATATTGCATAAGTTGTGGACGATAGCATGTAAACGCTATTTTCTCACGGCCACCGATAAGCGAAATGGAACAGACGGATTTGTCGGTATTATAGGAGAGAACACGGCTATCATAAGTGATAGCTCCGAACTCCCTAAAATGTCTTTGCTTCTTCTTGTCAAGTTTGTATGCGTCGGCAACCTTACTGATTGCACGCACGACAAGCTGAGCGGAAAGATGATATGTTTCCTTGATGGGATAATAGACTTCTTTGTGCAGATTGAACTGCTTGAACACATGACGTTCCCACGCTATCTGCGAGATAGTGTTACAAGCCTCATTGAAAACACTGAATGTCTTTTTCAGCATAACGGCTTGTTCGTCGGTTGGAAGCAGCCTAATCTGCAAAGTCAATTTCATATCACAAATACACAAAACAGTTTCGATATACTCAAATATTTGAAAGAAATAATTATATTAAATTCAACAAAGAGGGAATAGTGGTTCAATTCCTCCCCGAAGCTAAAGACTTCGGGGTTTCCTTGAACCAAGTTTTATGAAGACACGTGACGGCATACGGGACTTCTTAGGGCTGGAGTCTGATGCGTTGCGGGCATGGGTGAAGGCTTTGGGCTATCTGGGGGAGTCACGTCAGACTTCCACTTCAGACAGAGCAGAGGAGGATCCGATGCAGAGTGTGACGGTGGAGGATGCGATGCTTTTAGCGGATGCTGACGTTGCAGAGGATGGAGACTCGTCTTCAGTTGCCTCGTTGCTGTCATCTGGCGGGCGTGCTGTTCTCACCATAGGTGGGCGGTTAGTCCTCCCTGCTCCGCTGAGGATATTGCTGACTTTGCTCGGTTCTGGGGTAATACTCGGGGCTGGGTGTTTACTTCTCCATCTGTTCTACACGGCGCTGTCGTCTGTGGCTTCTCGTCTTGGTATCGGGGGATCAACTGGCGCCTCATCTATAGGTGCATCAGGGGTAGGGGCGGTTCCCGCTGGCGGTATGGTACCAGTTACGGGAGTTCTTTCTCGCACTGCATTAGGGGAGTCTCTTTTCACGGGGCTTGTAGGTCGCTCGGCTCCGGAGGGGTTTCTGACATCCGACTTTGGCGCCACGGAGTCATTCCGAGGCAAGGCGCATGGGGGTGTTGACTTTGCGATGCCGGAGGGCACGGCACTCCATTGGCCGTTTGCGGTCAAGGGTCGGGTGTCACGTATCTGGAATGATACGACCTACGGTGGAGGTTTATCCATGCAGATAACCGACGCTCGTGGGGGTGTCTGGGGTTTTGCTCACCTTAGCGATAACACCATAGTCTCTGAGGGTGATGAGGTTTCTGAGGGGACTCTTTTTGCTCTGTCGGGCAGTACAGGACATAGTACTGGTCCGCACCTGCATCTGTCTTACCGTTCTCACGCTGGGGCTCAGCGGGAGGATCCTCTATCGGCCTATACTGCTTTGTCGGGCACCAAGGAGTCCGTTGCAGTAGGGCTCCCCACGTCGGGAGGGTTTCGTGGGGGCGATCTCATAGCAGAGGGTAATCCTATGAACCTCCAGTACGGTGGATTTTCATGGGAGGGGTCTACCGGTGTTACGAATGCCAGCATGGGTCGAAGGTTCGTAACCTTCAGCAGTCCACTCTATGGTATTCGAGCAGGAGCCAAGTTGCTCAGGAATTATCAGACGCGTAAGGACATTTCGGGTCTTCGTGGGGAGGGTATTCGTCTCTCGGACATTGGGAAGCTGTTCGTAGGTGGCAGTTTGTCTGGGGAGGAGGTTTACACGGGCGATGACATCGACGTGTGGGTTTCCAACGTCTCACAGTTGTCAGGGTATGGGGAGGATGAGATTATAGACCTACGGGACTCGGACGTTCTGTCTCGAGTTGTGCGAGCGGTGTCGCAGCAGGAATCTGGCTCGAGGGTATCGGAGGAGTATGCGGACACGGCCGTGTCTATGCTGTCGGGGACGGTGGAGTATGCGGACACGGCCGTGTCTATGCTGTCGGGGACGGTGGAGGCAGCCCACAACGAGCAGTTGATGGATGGGGGTTTAAACGTGCAGAGGCGGTAGTTTTTTTATATATCCGAGAAAGAATTACATGCTTAGTTTACAGAAGATACGAGAGCTAAATCAGCTTTACCTGCATGTCGCCTGCTGTAGTGATCCTGCGGGACGGATATCTATGGGGAGTCCGGATTCTGGGGCCATGGATCAGGGTGCTGGAGTGTGGTCGTTCGGCATGTTTGCGGATGGTGGCACGAGGTTGAATGCTGCCATTAAGGGGGATCCGGGTCCGGGTGGCATGAACAACGTATTGAACACGACTTTAGGTCGTTGGGGTGCCACTATTCTCCGTGAGGGGTGGGGTGTGATTCCGCAGTTAGATTACACACGTAAGTTCGTTTTTCAGGGGACGGATACGGTCAGCTTGGATTTCACTTGTTATCTGGTTCTGGAGAATGACGTGGTGTCTGACTTTTTTGATCCGCTCATTAGGTTATTTTTCTTAACGTATCCGCGTCGCACCACAGCCACGCTGCCGGACTTAGCAGCGCAGGGTGTGGATAGTATGCCGACGGCGATCAACCGTTTCAATGAGAGTGTTGGGGCTCTTCAGCAGTCGTGGGAGTCTCAGGGTAAATCGGGGTTAGCTTATGGTGCGGAGATAGCAGGGCGTATTATCTCGGGTTTTGGTTTCACGGCGGAGATGTTATCGTCTCTGGTCAGCACGGGTGCGAACTACGTCGATGACTGGACTGGGGGTATTTATGGTATGGTTGCACCACCGACCTTCATGTCCAAGTTATCGGGCAAGTTAGGGGTTTCAGCGGAGACCCTGCCGAATGGAGTTAAGCTCACGTACTATCCGGATGTGGGTAGTGGTTTAGCTCTTTCGTATGGTCGGCTGTATGTTCCTAATGTTTACATCAGTAGTTTGTCGGTGCAGTATCCAAAGTTATACTACGATGGGGGTTATCCTCAGTATTTGACGGTGTCGTTAAGTTTCAGGACGATGCGTGTAGCTACGGCCGACATGTTATATTCTGCCGTCACGGGGCAGATCACAAACGGTTAATCTTTAGAATCATGACGATTGAGGAGGCACGTAACACCTACGGTGTTCAGGTATATATAGCGAGTGAGGGGGATTCCTTGATCTGGGTATGTCGTCGTCTTTACGGGCAGGATACTCCGACGTATAGACGCATCTTACAGGTTTTGAATCCACGTCTGGACTGGGCTCAGCTGCCGCAGGGGGCGGAGTTGTCATATCTCTCGCCGGATGTTGTATCACAGAATCAGCTTTATTAGGTATTATGGCGGGAGTGACATTGACGGTATCGTGTGGTGGTCAGACCATGGAGGCACTGTCATGGAGAGTGTCCGATAGTGTATGGATGTATTCTGCGGAGCTATACTTCACGGTGCCGCAGCCATTACTGGGGACTGAGTGGACGTGGGTTGAGACTGGGTGTCGGTACATCACGGTTTTCGGGGAGGTTCAGAATGACGGCCGGTGGCAGTATCTGTCGTATCCATACAGTTACTGGCAGGCGTGTAGTCATTTCAGTGAGGCGCAGTGCGGGGTATTCACTGTTGAGGGGTTATGTCAGAGGTTGTCGCTTCCGTATGCATCACCGCATGCGTCGTCGGAGTTGCGGGCGCACCAGTGGGTTCTGGGTGGTCACCGGTGTCAGCCTTTGATTGATAAGTTGTGCATGGGGGCTGCGTGTACAGGTGGTGGGTGCAGCACACTGCACTACACGGTTGGCGGTGAGTTATGGTATGCTGATTTAGCCGCATTGTCGTCTACGGCCTCCAAGTTCACCTTCATTGGTAATGCGAGTGGGGTTCATGGTTCAGTTCAGAGTGAGGTTTCAGCACCCAGTAACATTGTCTTTATCTTTGATGGCGACTCGGGTGTTGGCACCAGAGAGCTAGCCACGTTCGGTTCTGGGAGTAGTGTTGGTGGGTTTAAGTCGTACATTGCCTCCGACTCGTTGAAGAGCATTCGGGAGTGGTCTCGGCGTAATGCATACGGGCGAGGGTACTACAGGGCTCAGAGTGTAGAGTACCGTGGTGTAAGAGTTTTGTCAGGCATAGTGCATGCGGGTTGTGCCTGCACTTATGCGGATGGGAGTTCGGAGGGGCTGCAGGCGATCTGTGTAGGGTATCGGTCTGAGTACTCGCAGCAGGGGAATGTTTTGAGTTTGGACATTGTGGTAGATAATAATAATCAGAGTGGGGCATGATAGTTAAGGCGACAGTAGTTCAGGGGAGCAGTTCGGATCCGGAGGGTCTGGGGCGTGTGACCTTGTCCTCCACGGGGTTGTGGGTGGAGTCGTTGTGGACTCCGGTTGTTGGGTCGGTTCCGCTTCCGGCGGGTGCCACGGTGTTTGTTGACATCAGTTGTGGGGAGGATAGTCCTCTGGTATTGGGTCGCAGTCGGGATGGTTCATGGCAGTGTTCGACGGACGTAGGAGATTTCAGTGTGTTATGGGAGTCAGTTGATGCAGCCACGTCGACATGGTCTGTATGCTATGTTCTGGGGGATGTGTTACACATAGCGAATAGCTCTGGTATGAGTATCTCGGTATCTGGGGGTGTTGTCGCGGTGCATGACGGTCAGCATGGTGGTATGGTGAACATCTCCGCTTTGCGGGGTTTTATAGAGGCTGTACAGAAGGATTTAGCTGTAGCCATGAGTGGTGCGAACGTCTCGGCATGGTTAGCTTCACCGTCTGGGATGTCGGCTTTAGAGGATACGACTTTCAAGCATTAGGGGCTGGGCATTATATATCCCACAAACGTAGCAGGTCATGGATATTCCAGTATATTTGCCCAATATAGATTCTCTTTCCTTTGTTTACGGGGAGGCTGAGTTTAAGCAGACGGTGTTCCTGCTGTTGAAGACATGGTATGGTCGTTTTGTTCAGACGGCGAATTTAGGGAGTCGAGTGTCACCGCATGTAGCGAATCCGTACACGCTCGTTGCTGGGGCGAGCGCCACGGTGGAGCAGATTCCGGGGTGCACGTGTGTGGATGTCGGGTTGTCTGGGGATTCCTTGATTCTGCGAGTTCAGTACAGGGGTCGTCTTTCGGATTTTAGTTTCAGTCTAACGTCTTTTATATCGTAGCGTATGTCGCGTACTATAGATGAGATATATTCGGAGCTGGTGTCACGTTTGTCGGCACGTAGTGGTAGTTCGTGGAGTTCATTGAAGGACTCGCTTGTGGGTAAGGAGTTGCTTTACACGGGGGCGAACATCATATCGATGACGGAGCAGGTGGCCGAGGAGGTTAATGGTGTGGTTGACATTTCGCGTTATGGGATTGATAGGTTGATTTCATACGCATACACGCAGGATGTGCCTATTGACTTTGGTCGTCCGTCGAGCATACGAGTTCAGTTGTTGGGTTCAGCGGCGACGGGTCAGGTATGTTCACCGTTTCAGGTGAGTCTGTCTGTAGGCAGTCAGACTTTCTACAACATTGACTATTGTACGTTGGACGAGCCGATTGATCTGTATGCGGGTTCATTATGTTATACGGTATCGCAGTCGCAGTTGCAGCTGCCATTTGTGTTTGCTGGGGGTCAGGCTCAGACGTGGCGTCTTTACTTGGAGCTGCTGGAGGGTCAGTACCAGAGCAGTTATGTGAAGTTAGGGTCGGACGTGATATCGTCGAGTGTTTGGGTTTTCGTACAGTCGGCACAAGGTGGAGTGGGGTCAGGGCCGGTATTCCCGTATACGACTTACAATGCAGCTTTATCGGATCCGGAGGCGAAGTTGTATAAGGTTCGCGGTTTGTGGGACTACACGACGTGTGTTCTGTTCGGGGATAGCAACTGGGCGCAGCGCATCTCGCCTTCGGAGTATAATTACGAGATAGTATGGCTTCGAGCCTCTTATCAGGGTTTCACGCCGACGGTATCGAATGTGTTGTCTGTATTAGACCTTGCGGGCAACAGCACCACCTACACTTTAGGGCAGGGTTTCTCCATTGTCAGCAGCACACAGGGGCAGCAGTCCTCTCTGTCGTATGCACGTAGTATGGTGACGGCGGGGGTGTTTGCGAATCAGGGGTTGGTCACGGAGACGCAGCTCCGCAACTACATATCCTCGGTGCCGGGGGTTCAGAGTCTGTATCTATCTGTGTCTGGGGACTCTGTCACGGCGGCCATCAAGCCGGTATATCAGACCGACTCAGCCTTTGGGTTTATTGAGGATTATCTGTACCAGTATGGTGTGAGTGGTATCACTTACTCTGTAGTTTTAGGTAAGGCTATAGACTTCATGTTACGGTTGACGGCGGTGACGTCACAGGGTGCTTTGCAGCTGTTAGCAGCACGGTCGTACTTGCAGCAGTTATACTCGTATGGTAGTGTCACGATGGACACTCGGGTGTCGTCGGCGTCGGTTCAGCAGGCGTTAAGTCTTCTGAGCATTCAGGGGGTTCAGGCCACAGTGTTTGCACGAGAGCCTGTTCCGGAGGATACGGCAGGGGTTTTGCAGCTGTCGGGTCTGCCTGCTCGAGGCACTTTGGAGTTAACGGATTCTGCAGGGAATGTCCTTGGTTTCGATGTGGACGGATTATTCAAGGAGTATCTCAGTCTGAACTCGTCACAGGTGACTCAGTTCACGTCTGGAGTCACGGTTTCCAACGTTGGGGACTTTTTATGGTTTTCAGGGGATGGAGTCAGTCTTCTGGGGACGATTTCGGGGTCCACATTATTGTTGTCAGATGTAAGTTCTGTATTCCCGATACAGTCTGGGGGTTGGAGTTTCGCTCCGTACTCCATTGGGATGTATGCGATGTACTCCATGTCGGACGGTGTTGTGAATCTGTATTTGTACAATGATCTCACCACGTTCCATGCAGGGGGTCAGAATATTTTCACGCATCCGTCCTACGTAACTCCTGCGGGCGGAGGTCAGACGTTCACGTTGCAGAGTTACGGTAGTACGGTTGAGGTTTTGAGTGTTCTTGGTGTCTCGGGTTCTTATGGGAATCCGGAGTTCATCACGTGTGCGGTAAATTATAGTGGTCCTTCTGCGGCGGGGGAGGCAGAGTTATACCAGCGTGGGTTGGCTCGTTATCGTCGGGGTTCCTCTTCGAGTTATTACTTTGACCTCACCTTGATGCTGGCGGATAGTTCTGTATCTATGGTAGAGGCATCGTGCTACTACAATGGTGTGTGGGTGATGCCATGCAATGGTGAGAGTGGTATCTCGGACAACAACTCGCTGGCAGGGTTTGTTGTGTATTCGGAGTCGGCGATCACGAATGTAAATAACGGGTTGAATGCGGAGTCGTCATGGTCACAGTATGCAACCTTACGAGGGTTGCAGGGCACGACAGATTTATCGGGTGTTGCTGTGTATGACATGCGAATAGTCAGTGACACGCAGATGTACATCCTGTACGACACGACGGGCGCGACGCCTGTCCGGACGCTGGCGCAGGTGTACTATACTTTTGGTACCACCTCCGCAGGTTTAGAGTTCAGGTATCGTTTGGTTGGTACGGCTTCGTTCGGTAGTACGGGGAACCGACCCAACAAGATTTTGCAGGCGTCGTTGGATAGTTTGATTGTAGGTCAGACTGGAAGTTCGGTGTTGAATATCTTTTGGCAGGGTAATGTCTCGACCATCACGGACACGTCGTACACGATCAGTATGGGTTCTGGGTGCAAGTTGCTGTCCGAGGTCGGGAGTGTGGACTATGCACAGGGCATTGTGTATGGGTTATCGGATGTGACTGGTTCGGACGTGCTCTCATACGAGTTAGCTTCGGTGATAGGTGGTGAGGGGGCTTATCCTAATTTGGTAGGAATAGAGACATATGCAGGGTAGTGCTACATACAGTATCTTGAGCGGTATGCGTGCGGTGATGCGGGATTTGTTTCTCGAGGAGCTGCGCGTTGATCAGGGGTGGTCTGAGTTCATCGATTTGCTTTTGAGTTCACTTGATCTAACCGCATTAGGTTTCACTCAGACGAACGGCATGCGGGAGCAGTTGTTGTTCTCGGACTATTTAAGTGTCATCGGTTCAGACTACAGTTGTATCTCGAGCTACCGTGGTACGGATTCCACGGGGGCTTTCACTTTGTATGTAGTCAATCCGTATGTCACAGGTAGTGCAGGTACCTACTACGACTATGGTGACTGTAGGATTAGTTCAACGGTACAGCGGGTCACCTACTCAACTCAGGACGGTTCAGATATAGTTTCACAGGAGTCAGACTTTTATCAGGCATGGTTGTATGTTCCGTCGGGTGAGGAGATGGTAGATGGTTCCGTTGTCTTATCCCAGCCGTGGCGTGACGCTTCCGTGTCACCGGTGACCTTATGGACGAGCAGGGAAGCTTTGGGTTTGGAGTGGGGTCGTGTTGTAGATTTAACGACGACAGTGGATCCAGTGCATGGGGATTCTCTGCCATGCACCTTCATAGTTGTTGTGTATGATGACATTCACACGGATGTAGGAGATGTTCTTTTGGATTACAGTAGTGGCTCGGGGGTTCCGGTGGCGTGTGTGGACGCGGGGGTTCAGTTAGGGAGAGTCCCGCAGCAGCTCAACGTGTCGGCTATTTACCGCGCTCGATCACGTAGTGGTGTCGGTGTATCACTCAGCGGAGTAAGACCAAACATGGCGGGTTTTTGGGGCATTCTTAGCGGGTTAGGTTTAGTCAATGCATCACCCATTCCCTATAGTTTCTACTACTACCGTGGAGCAGACCGTGGTACACACGATCGGGCATACTCGGATGGGGAGACCTTGAGTTACGTAGACTTCCGTGGGCAGGTGGATGCGACGGCATCTGCTGTAGATGGTGCGAGCTATCTTTCTCCGGCGGAGACGGCATCTTATGTAGGGGCGATTGCTGCGGCACCGACACCTCTGGTGAGTGCTGTGTGGGATAGCTGGGGTGTAGGTAATACGACGACCATCTACGGGTATGATAAGAAGTATTGGGTAGTTGGCACCAACAGGTCTACCGCTGACATCAATGTCTTATACTTAGGTTGTTTGACAGGTTCTACGCCGGTCTGGGGGGATAATGGTGTATATCCCGATAGTCAGGGGATATCTTTTTCACCTCTGACCGTGTCGTTGGGGCAGCAGGCACAGTCTTCTGTTCGGGGAGCCTCGGTGTACGGGTCGGGTGCTGCCACCTTAGAGCGGGTATCTCCGGAGACGACGGTAGCTGTAGATACCGCGTCTTATCCGACGTTGTCGGATTTCACGACCACCACGTCGACGTCAGGGGCACTTATTGGTACGCCAGATGGTGTACCGTTAGTGTTGCCGAACTCGGTGCTCGGGTTCAATGACTATGGTCTCACCAAGGACGAGCATTTGTTGTCCTACGGTCTCACACCGATAGACAGGATTGTGTTATCGGTCGGTTGCTTGAAGCAGACGCTCGTTTCATGGTTACTTTCACAGGGCTTTATAGCTACGGAGTCTGAGGGGGATTCATATATTTCATGGCTCACGTCCTTACTTCAGGCATCAGCACCTTTGGGGATAACGGTTCAGATATCGTTTGAGCAGATAGACATGCCGGTACCGCTGGGGGTTTACGGGTCGTCGGAGAGTGTGACCTTGTACATTGAGGTCTCGCCGTCTACGGCATCGGCGGAGACGTCAGGTTCCAGCACGAGTGTAGACTTGAGTTCTAATGTACCGTGGACAGTCTCGGGAGAGGTTGGTCCCTACATTCGAGTTCAGCAGCCAGACGGCAGCTGGGGTTCGTCTGCGGAGTTTTCATTTGATGGCATTCAGACAGGCACACCTACGGAGGAGGTGACTGTGGATGCTAATAGAGTTATTGCATCAGTTACTCAGGAGGATTAGTTATGGGTTCTTTAACACAGACATTGGTTCCCGTTGGCACCGCGGGTGTGGTATGCTTAGAGGGTCTTCAGCCATTGGGGGATATTTTATACGAGGGTTTAGCAGGTGCTCCGAACACGAGCATATCTGAGGTATCGCAGTTGATCCTGCCTCAGATCACGAATGTCGTTTATTTTGGGTCATGGTTCTCCGGCGTCTCGGATCTGGTTTCTCTGACGTTTGCTGACGTAAGTGCGGCGGGTCACATTCTCTACTGTACGAGTGCAGCGTCTGGGTTGTACATGGAGCTTCCGACGCTGGTATCACAGTCGGCAGCAAATTCCTACGGTTATCAGGGCGTGAGGGTGATCACCACACTCGGGGCGGAGTTACCTGCCGCGGAGATATACGGTGCAGCTATTGTTCTTTCGGGGAACGTCGGTTGCAATTCGAATATCACGGCACAGGGGCAGCCAGCTTACAATTACGGGTCTGTAGCTTTCACGGAGCATGAGCGTTTGCTTATGGTTCAGCAGTACACGACACCGCTTCAGAAGGAGGCGGGGAATTTATTAACCTTGGGTTGGCTTGTGCAGTTGTTCTCGGCGAAGTCTGTTGAGGTTTAGTCGCGTGGCCACGTTGACGTGGCATGGAACACAAGCGATACTTTAAGGATGGTTTTCATTTGTTTGACCATCAGGTGCCGTCGGCGAAGGCTTTGTGTCAGCGCCGACGTGCTTTGTTAGTAGACGGGACGGGGTCGGGGAAGACCCTCACATGTCTATATGCTTTTTCGTATCTCCAGTCACGGGGGGTTGTGACGAACCTCTTAGTGTGGACGCCTCTGAATGCTTACACGAAGCGCATCTGGGAGAAGGACGCTGAGAAGTACTCATATCTGAAGTGCATTTCATTTGATGATTATATTGCGCAGCGGAGTAGGGGTGTGTCAGTGGAGTCGTTGCTCTCACGCTATGATGTGATCTATGGGAAGCATGGTCATTGCAAGACATCGTTTCAGTGGTTGCAGGAGTTATATAAGGCAGCGCCACGTTCTGTGACTTGTATTGACGAGGTTCATAAGATGTCCAATCCCAAGACGGAGTTAGTATCGACTTTTAAGCCGTTGTTAGCTCGTGCATATGCTTTGTGGGGGATCACTGCGACGTTGCTATCGAAGAATGTGATTAATGTGTATAATCTGGTCAACCTCATCTACCCCAAGTATTTCCGGTCGTATAAGTTTTTCTTGGAGGAGTTCTGTAAGGTAGAGGAGCGTGTCATCGGGAAGAATTTTGACGGCACACTCAAGAAGGCTCGTCTGGTCACGGATTACAAGGATACGGAGAAGCTCAAGGCTTATCTGTCGTCGGTGATGATCACGGGTGTTCCGCCGGTGGATGCACATATTCACATGGTGGATTATGTCATGGGGGATAGGGAGCGAGCCTTGTACGAGAAGATATCCAAGGGGTTGTTAGCGGAGTCTCAGGATGATGAGTCATGGTTGGACGCAGTCTTGAGTGGCACTTTGACAGGCGGCAGCGTTGTGCCGTCCGTGAAGTCTTTAGATCGGCATAGTTCCCGCTTCATATATTTGCAGTCTGTGGTAGATGGGAGTCTGGATGAGAGTGGGCGGTTTGGCACCTACGGGTCAGCCAAGTGTGATGCTTTGGTGGCTTTGTGTCGGGACATTGCAGCGAAGGGTCAGTCGGCCTTAATTTACTGTGATTACTATACGTCGGTGGACATGGTGTTGCATGCTTTGCGGCAGAGTGGCATCAAGGATAACAGGGGGCATAGCATCATGGTGATGGAGTCGAGTTCTCGCAAGCAGTTGTCGGAGAGTGCTCTGTCAGAGGGTGTGTGTACATATCATAGTTGCTTTTGTGTGATTACACGGGCCACGTCTGAGTCTGCAAACTATCCGTTCATTTCGAACGTCATATTTTATTCGGTGCCGGTAGTGCCTGTAGCGTATGCGCAGGCGGCAGGGCGTATATGTCGTCGCAACTCGAAGTTTCTGGGTGACCTTCATGTATGGATTCTGCGGTCGGATAATATTGATACATACAAGTTGGTGCTCGTCGGGTTCAAGATATACATGATGAAGGAGGCTGCGGTTGACTTTCAGAATTTCCCGCAGGAGTACGTCAAGAGCTTATCTGGGGCAGCCCAGCTCACAGCGGCTAAGCGTCATTTGCTGTGGGGGGCGTACAGAAATAAGAAATAATCATGATATGGATACAGGATGTAAGTTCAAGGACGCAGCAGGATGCACGGAGTGTGATCATGTGAGGTTTCTGGAGTGCACAATATTCCGGCGTCATCTGATCTTTGCCTGCGGGGCGTCGTTGCGTCCGTTCAAGCTCCATCGTTTGGGTGGAGCGAAGGCTAAGTTGTTGGGGGCACCTGTAGTTTATGGTCATTATCCCATTCAGGGTAAGAACACGGTTTTGTCCTTGCAGTCGAATTCAGTTTACCAGCAGCTGGGTAACACTTTAAAGAGTGTTGCAGTGTCTCGTGCTTTGCAGGACTTTGGAGGGCTGCCGGTACAGTATCACGGGGTTGACAGTATAGTGAATACTTGTTATTCCTACAATAAGGGTGAGTATCAGTTTGCCTGTGGGGTGTATTTTCTGGAGCTTGTGGACTCAGGCGGGCGTGGTGAGTGTCAGGTATTCGTAGACTCCTTTATAAGTTTGGCTTTAGCGGCTGGGGGTGTTATTTGTTTGTTGTCGGCGTGGTTTCTTCCGTCTGTAGGTGTGGACTGGGTTCGGGTGACGGCTGGAGGCAAGAGTACGGCGCGTAAGGGTGCCACATATTCCGAGGATTTTTAGGTATGGAGTTCGAACCGATATTTTTTTCGATAGCAGGTTACGGGTCGAATGACGCAGTGGACGCGTTGTTGCACAGGTTGCAGGCGATTCCTAATCTCAACAAGCAGTCTCGGGCTATCATTGATTATACTTTAGACTGTTCAGCCGCGGGGTCTTATCCTGCGAAGTCATACTACCTGCAGTTTTATCCGACGGAGAGTCGTGTGTACACGTTGGCGGAGATGCAGGTACTGGTGTCCGACATTGAGGAGACTTACCGGCGCATGCGTCTTCTTGCGGGGATCACGGAGGTTGCCAGCACGACGCATACTTCGCAGGACTTTGCGGAGCGATTGCGTGGCTTGTTGGATAAGGAGTCGGTCTCGGATGCAGCAGTAAACTTGCAGGGTCTGGACGCATGGACGTATGCCCGAGAGGAGGAGCAGCCACATGGGGATGGTATGCTCATGGGTGTTCCCGAGATAGACGACTTAACCAGTGGGTTTCAGCCGGGCAATGTAGCGAGCATCTGCGCCTTCACGGGAGGTGGTAAGACTGTTACCTGTCTTTCCGTGTTATTTAAGAATGCGCGCAAGGGGAAGAAGTGTGTGTACGTCAGTCTCGAGCTGGATCCGCATATGATCTGGCTAATGCTGGAGACTCGCTACATGTACGAGGTGAAGGGCATCTCGCTCAATAGTCAGGACTTGTTGTTTCACAAGCTGTCGGGCGATAAGAAGCAGAAGGTTCTGGCGGCGGAGGGGGACTTCAAGCGGGACATCTGTCAGAATGTCTTGGTTGTTGATACCAGCATATTCACACAGGATGTGATGACGGATGTGTCTCGATTGCGGCAGCTGTATCAGACCCTGTGTCGGGTAATGGGGGGTCTGGACATGATTGTTTATGACCATGTGAATCAGTTGGACCTGTTATTTCAGGGAAAGAATGGCACGGGTTTAGGAAACCAGATACTGGTCAAGTTACGTGAGGCAGGGAAGACATCTCCGGGCGTAGGGGGTATCCTGCCATCCACTATCTTTGCGGTGCAATGCAACCGTGAGGGATACAAGCGTGCACGGAAGCGTGGTGGGGTCTATGACATGACGGCCATAGGCGATCTATCGGAGGTTGAGCGCACGTCGTCGTATGTAGTGTTTCTTTACGCAGATGAGATGTCGGGGGAGACACAGGAGTTCAAGGTCATGATGGCCAAGCATCGTCTGGGTCGTATTCTGCCGGAGCCTGTGACGGCCTCATTCCTTCCGGGGGTGTGTTGTATTGGTGAGAGTGTAGAGATGGTATCCTTTGACGGGGACTTTGCTGCTATGGGTGATGCTTTCGGTGGCGGATCATCCTTTGAGGACACTTTCACGGTCAAGGAGGATTTTTAGTCGCGGTTTTATATATCCCATAAACTATTTATTTGTTTTATCATGTCATTTTATAAGGATCTTGTAGGATCGGTGGACTCTTCGGCGAAGGGGGCACATGATCGATCGAAGGTTTCGGACACCAGTGCACTGCCCACGGGGGAGTCGTTACGTTCGTTCATGCAGAGAAAATCCAAGGTTACGGACTCGGATATACACAAGGAGGCTTGCATGTTGCAGGCGTTGCCGCGTCGTGAGCGCAGGGCATCTATAACGCATAGGGATGCAGCTGATCGGCGTCGCATGATTGCGGAGACGGTCCGCATTCGACGCAAGGTACAGGACTCGGAGGTTAGTTACAGTCCGGATGTTTGTTGGGCGATAAATGCCATTGTCCGCAGTGACGCTCAGGAGGGGTATGACTATCTGGCCGAGCACTATGATTCGCTGCCGGACGAGGTGAAGGGTTTTTACGATGCATTTTCTACGGATCGTTATAGTTCGGCTGCACACAAGGCCTATCTGCGTCTTGGGAACTATCGTTTAGTGAAGGATGACTCGGAGGAGGATGGTGATGATGCTCGTTCTGAGGGGTCGGGTGATGACGCTTCTCGTAATGACACTCGCCTGAACTCGTACATGCGTGGGGCTGTCAAGCAGGAGCGTGGCATTGACAAGGTTGTAGAAGGTGCAGCGGAGACAACGGCTGCTCTGTCTAAGAGTGCAGAGGAGGCTCTGGCTTCGGCACAGGAGGAGGTCAAGGCTGCCGCGGAGGATTTCACGGACAAGGTATCGAGTGCCTATAGCAATGCAGTGTCGGAGGCGATTTCGGCACAGGTGCAGGAGGAGGCCGCCGACAAGGTGTCGGATGTCATAGACGAGGAGGTTGAGACTGGGTCGGACGCGGATGCGGATGACACGAACTTGAATGACTTGCAGGGCTCTGATGCGGATGGGAACACAGATGTATCTGAGGATGAGCATTCTACTGACTCGTCACAGCCCTCCACAATGGTGAAGGATGATGCATGTGATGATATGCCTACTACACCGCTGGTTGTGGGCAGTGAGGTGCAGTTAGTACTTAGTGGCAACATTTATACAGGGGTTCTTTCGGCCATAGGTTCTGGGTCCGTTATGATCTCAGGTCTGCCTGCAGGATGTTTCGGGGGTTGTAGTTGTGAATCACAGGATACGGTGGCACCTGCTGAGGCAGTAGTTCCTGTAGAGGCACATGGTGAGGAAGCTCCGGCTATGGTAGACGAGGTTGTGTCTGCAGAGGAGGCAGTAGCAGTTCCAGCTGAGGGGGTAGCCGCACCAGAGGGTGAGGATGCTACACTCGAGGAGGATATCGAAGAGGTCACCGGCAGCACTATACCGGCAACCGTATCACAGGCATTGGCTTCTGTAGCCGAGGGTGAGGACTTGGTTGACGAGTTGGGCACCACGGGCATTATGTATGATGATGATGGTGAGGTGTTCATTTTCATGACGCCATCGTACACCGAGAGTGTTACGGTGGATGAGGCTCCTGCATGGTTAGCAGCCCACATGGGGGATTTCGAGGTGCTGCCCTTGGCGGAGGAAGTAGTATCAGTTTCCGATGACGCAGAGGCTGTAGATGTAGACGTAGATGCTGACGCAGGTCAGACTGATGTGACGGTTCAGACCGAGGAGCAGAGTGCAGGCGAGGTTGAGGTTACAGAGGATATTGAGTCGGAGCAGCAGGGTGGTTCGGACGTCGAAGAGGTCGTCAGCACCGAGGATGAGGAGTCAGAGGATCCTCTCAAGGAGGGTGTTATTCCCGACATTTTAACACCGGATACAATCCAGTGGGGTGATGTTGAGAACGCAGCCCAGCAGTGGGGGTCAGAGTTTAGTGTGTCGCTGGCGACGAATCCGGAGGATGCGAATTTGCTCTCGGCAGCGGAGGCATTGACGAATGCGTTATCCGAGCTTTTGCCGGAGCTCCGTCTAAATCCTTCAGTAACCGAAATCTATTATAAGGATCGTCCTCTTGTTCAGTTAACCCCCACCATGGTAAATGTAGGGTCGGTATCGTTCATGTATCAGACTGATGCATCTGGTGTGGCCCCATTTGCACAGCAGTTCAGCAAGGCACTGGTTCAGTTAGCACATCTGCTGGCGGGTGAGTCGGAGCCCAAGGAGGTGGTATCAGATAGTGAGCTTTTGTCAGAGGAGGCCAAGCAGGAGGTTCTGGAGACTGTGGAGGCTGAGGTCAAGAAGTCTCTGGAGGATGCGGGGATCACGGTTGAGGACTCTCAGGATGTTGTTTCCGTAGCGGTTGATAAGGTGCAGGATAGTGCTCCGAACACGTATGACATACCGCACACTCTTTCGACCTACCGTCAGATTCGAAACACTCGCAAGGTTCTGGATTCAGTTCTCAGTGTGGCGTCGGAGATGTCAGGATCTCGGATCACGGCGAGTCGTTATCGTTCGATGTTAAAGGCAGGCGGGAAGCGCAACAAGGAGTTACTTTCGAATGTAGTCTCGGCCGTGCTCATGACCGACAACTTGGATCTGGTGTGTGACTCGTTATACCGCAGGAAGCTGGGTGATACCTTCTGGATGTGTGACAATGGGGAGAAGTTAGTGAAGGCATTTAAGCTGCAGGATTCCATTGCGGGTCCGTGTCTGGTTTCCACCACTCCGTTTGATACACGCGTTTCAGAGAATCGGGAGGTGAAGAGCATTCCGGTAGGTGGTCATACTCTTTATGTGTTGTCACTGTAAGACATAGTGACGTTAATGTAGGCGTGGTCTCTTATGGACCACGCCTTTTTTATGGGGACATCAAACAACAGTCGTCTTGCTCGGTGGGTTAACGAGAATTTAAACTTCAGGGACGAGGTTCGTCGTATTTTTGGGAGGAGTCTGCCTCGGGGTTCATGTTTCTGTTTATGGCATCAGGGTTTTTCTGGTGATACGCCAGCGGCGAAGGTTTACGATGCTACAAATTCGATGCATTGTTTCGGGCAGTGCAACCGCACCTATACGGTCTACAACCTTCTCTGGTCGTTTGACAGGGAGCGGTTGCAGGGGATTGTGCAGTCGGGGGTGATACCGGAGGAGGGTTTCTCTCTTCGCGGTGTAGTGGTGCCTGTGGCACGTGAACATGTGTCATCAGCCCCACGTCAGTGTCCGGCAGACATTGAGGTCGGGAGTTTCGAGTATTTCACTTGGTTAGCACAGCAGTTATGAAGACTATAGTTTTTGTCGACGGGAAGACGCTTGACTGTTATGTTTTATACACGTTAGAGCTTTGTCTTGTTGTTTACATTCCGGGCGGCAAGTTCCGCTTGGTGAACCGCACTCATGTGCGAGAGGTTCTAAAAAAGCGTTAGTGTATGTTATGGGGATTGTATAATGGGTACCGCGTTGGTCTTGTGCAGACGGTGGCGGATATTGCAAGTCTGCGGAAGCTCTTTTCGGAGACTTCGACCATCATTGGGTGTGATACGGAGACCACGGGACTGTGCTACATCAAGGATCACATAGTTGGTCTGTGCTTAGCCGGGGGCAAGTCGTACTCCAAGAATGACTACTGTGGGTTCTATCTACCAGTCCGCCATGCGGGGTATCCTGCAAATTTACCGTTATCTGAGGTTTTGGATTTGGCACAGTGGGTGATCTCCAATCGCACGACGTTCTGGTGGAACCGGAGTTTTGACTTCTCTTTTCTCGAGAAGGAGGGGGTACAGATGCCGTTCGTTGGGGGGAGCCATGACATTCAGGTGATGGCTCATGAGGTATACAATGAGAAGTATCCGGCGCTGAAGGACTTTGCGAAGCGTCTATTTAAGTTTCAGACGATCGAGTTCTCCGAGAATAACGCGAAGAATAATAACTTCGGTTGTTTCGCGGAGGATACTGAGTTCTTGACACCGCTGGGTTTCAGACGGTATGATGCAATCCGTGCTGGGCAGAAGATCGCACAGTACAATCCGGTAACATGGGGACTGGAGTTTGTGCGTCCGACGGCGGAGTATAGTTATTCGGTGGATTCCATGCTGCACTTGGAGGGTGCTTATGTGGATAGTCTCATGACGGATAATCACCGTGTGTATCTGCCAGACACAGTTATGGGGGTGGAGCGTCCTACCTTTGAGAGGCTGGAGGCTGGCTGCTGTTGTCAGGCGTGGTCTCTGTATGGTCATCGAGGTCTCTCGATTAAGATAGGTACTGCGGGAACCGTAGGACGTCCATTCCGCAAAGCCTATACTATTATTTCGGGGGCAGGTAAGTCTTGCTCTATTTTCTCGAGTACGCTGTGGGTCTTGTGTGGGTTAGTCCTCGGGGGCTGTCATGCTTTGGTACAGAACAAATTGTATTTTGGCACGGCGGATACGGCGGCTCTTAGTTATGTCACTGCAGTGTTTGATCAGCTTGGTTATCGGTACAGGGTGGTCAGTCTAAGTGTTGAGGTTGAGCTGCCTCGTGCAGTAGCCACATGGTTTAGGATAAACTTTCAGCGGTCGGGGGTCTCACGTATACCGTTATTCCTGCACAGTTTGAGTCAGCGCGAGCGGAGGTTCTTTCTGCGAGGTTTCCTGTGGGGTATGTGGGGTGTTCCGAGTGAATCTCACTTACGTGGGCAGCAGATGTTATGGGTGTCCTCGGAGAAGCTGAGTAGGGACTTTACGTGGTTGTTGTCAGGGTTGGGTATTGCCCACACGGTCAAGGCTGTGGGTTCTGTCGCATATCAGTATTGTTTTTCGGACAGTGAGACTGAAGAATTAAGCGCCACAAGCTGGAGCAGGGCGGGCTCAGGGCGTGTCGTTTGTTTCAGTGTGCCGTCCTCATTACTACTTGTTCGTCGTCATGGCAGAACGTTTGTATCGGGCAATTCCACAGACCCAGAAACGACTTTTGTGTATGCTGCGGCCGATCCACTGATTACGACTTTGTGTGGGTTAAAAATATGGAATGATTATCCGCAGGTGCATAAGATTTATGCTACGGATAACCTATGTGGTGAGGCCGTTCGTCGAGTCACAAAGGAGGAGATTCATTTAGATTATACTTTTCTCAGGCAGGAGTTGATTCGTGCCTCGCAGCAGACGGAGAATACCCGCATGCAGATATATCAGTTAGTTGGGTATCCGTTTAACATTGATTCTAATAGGGAGGCTGCGGATGCCTTGAGTCGTTTTGTCACTTTGACGGTGCGGACTAAGTCTGGGGGTTTCAAGGTCGACAAGGAGGTACTGGCTTCGATTGATCATCCGTTAGCAAAGCTACTGTTGACGTATTCCGCATGGGGGACGTATCAGAGGTTTGTCGAGAAGATGGCTTCATGGGAGGGTACTCCGGTTAGGTTTAATTACAATACGGTTGTTGCCATCACGGGGCGTCTCAGCAGTAGTGAGTCCAAGGGTAACTCATATTATAAGGCATATAATGCAACGAACTGCCCGAAGATTGAGGTCAAGGGTTATTTGCATGCGGATCCCAAGTTAGGGTTCTGCCTCACGGAGGATGCTGATGGTTGCATCATGCAGGACGGTGCTCCTGTGCGGGTCAAGACCAAGGCGGGGTTACGCAAGGCGTTTGTTCCGGCACCGGCAGGTGAGGAGGGTGACTGGGTGATGCTGGGGTGTGACTATTGTGTGTCTCCGGATACTGTTGTTATAACTCGCGCTGGAGAACAGCGTGTTGGTGATCTGGTAGGTTCGTCTGTTGAGGTACTCACTCCCTATGGGTGGAGGCTGGCGACCAATATTCACAATACGGGGTTACGTGATGCAGTGGAGCTTGAGCTCACAACGGGCGAGCATCTCGTGTGCTCATCGTCTCATAGGTTATGGGTAAATAGGGACGGTGTCGACTGCTGGGTTGAGGCAGGGTTGCTGCGGGGAGACGAGTACGTGTATACGAGGGCTGATGCTGTTCAGCCTGCGATTGTGTTTTAGGTGTCGAGCATGGTATCAAACATAAAATTCATACGTAGGCTATCGGCTCCGATGGAGATGGTCGACATGTCCGTGGAGGGGGTACGTATGTACTACTCTAATTCTTTCATTTCACATAACTGTAGTCAGGAGATTGCTCTGGCAGCGAATATGTCGCAGGAGGAGGGTTTGTTGTATCCGCTGCGGCATGGGCTGGATGTGCACATGTACGTTGCTGAGAAGATGTTTCATGTCTCGGATCCGAATTTCAGGTCGAGGTCGAAGTCAGTTTCCTTTGGTAAGTTGTATGGAGGTGGACCACATCTGCTGGCGCAGCGTCTTAACATCTCGGTTCAGGAGGCGAAGGATCTGATAGAGCACTATGACAAGACCATGCCTGTTCTGAAGCACTGGCAGGATGCACTCGTGCGGTCGGCTCAGCGCACGGGGTTTGCTTTCACGTACTTCGGGCGGAGTATCTATCTGGCGCGGTTTTTCAGTTCTGGGGATAAGGGTTTGCAGGCTTATGGTACTCGTGTTGCTCGAAATGCGCCGCTACAGGGCTGCTTACCTCAACACATGTACATGGGTTGCTCCGATGGTTTTTATCGCCCGTGGCGTGATCTTGTTGGGCAACGTGTGCGATTTGATAGCGGTCGCTTGGGTGTTCCCACCTACAGGGGGACGGACAGGCTGTACTTGGTGTTGTTGCATACCGGAGACTTCGTTGTTTGCAACGGGGCTCATAAGTTCTTAGAGGCTGGGAGTGAACGGACGTTGCTGGGGCTGGATGATTTGGTTGGCCGGTGGGTGTCTTTAGCACCACCACGTCCTCGATCGGTGTGGCGGGCTTTACGGGGCTTCTTTAAGTGGGGGCGGTTGACTATGGCTCAGTTGAGTGCGAGTGCTCAGATGGGGCGGGCATTCAAGGAGCAGGATCCTGCGGTTCTGTGGTGTTTGTTCAAGTCTTGGATATTTCGTCGTCGTTATAGGACACGCACCTTCATGGCGGCGAATGTTCTCCGGAGTGTGTTAGATTTGTTTGGATATAACTTGGTGTTTGATTTTTTGGACAACGTCGAAGGTAGTTACACCTTCCGTGTTGCATGTCGGAGGCCACGTCGAGGTCGTGTTGTCAGGGTAGATGATTTGGGTGTGTCGGGTACGGTTATTTCGCCCAGCATGTGCACGGGGTTGCAGATGTATCCCTTGTCAGGGTTTGTGCACAAAAATACCGGCGGTGACTTGATTCGCCGTGTGCTCATAAAATTTGTAAAGTTGAGTGAGTCGAATCCGGAGTTTGGAGATAATGTAAAGTTCAGTCAGTGCATCCATGATGAGTTGCAGGTGAGGGTGCGGCGTCCGTATCTCCAGAAGGCGATACGTTACATGCAGGAGATCATGAACTTCTGGCCGAGCAACTTTGCGGTTCCGCTTCAGATTGAGCCCTGTGTTGGGTGGTCGAGTGGTTTACAGTTGGACATAGTGGCCGTAGCGGAGGATGGTTTCGTGATACCGAAAGGTTACACGCCATCGCAGGAGTATCTGGATGCACACAAGAATTGGTATTACTTAGATAGTTGGGAGAAGTCAGCCGCGGCTAAGCGCACTGACGCAGATAAGAAATAATCATGAGTTGTTTATGCGAGTAAAGTTGTTACGTAGGTTGCGGAGTCTGTCGTGGGCGCCTCGGTACACAATACGGGTATCTTACTGTGTAGAGTTGGATGTCTGGGGTGTTGCAGTGTTCTGGTCTAAGCCATGGTATTTTTGGTTTCTCAAGGGGTTGGACTCCATGCACACTTTTCTGGTATGTGTATCTCTGCCTTCAGAGGATTCCGTCATAAATGCATTAAAGAGTGGAAGTTTGGTATGTATAGCGCAGCGCGAGCTGGTGCGTAGGATCGTGAGCAGTCTACGAGGATAAGACTTCGTATCATTATATATCCCGAAAACGTAGTTTTGGGGGTGGGGTGCCTCAAAACTTTAAGACTGCTTACATTATGCGTCTCTCCTTTATAGAGTTAGTTTGGTCCTACGCTGTCGGCTTTGTATCGAAGGTGGTCTCAGCGTTTCACACATTATATGGTTGGATTTGCGCTGGGTTTATGTTGTTACTGAATTTGATACTTGGGTATAAGGAGGTCTTGATAACAGTTTTGGTTTGTGTAATTTTAGACACGATCTGGGGTGTCTGGGCACAGGTTAAGAGCGGCAAGTTTGCCTTATCACAGCTTGGTCGGGAGAAGATGCTTAGTAAGTGGTTTTTTTACGCTTCGGTCTTGCTGGCCTTTGTGGTTCTTGAGCGGTTGTTAGGTATGGAGAATAAGCTCACGGTCATAGGTATCTCGACCTTGATCTGTGTAGTTGAGATATGGTCGATGTCAGCGTCGGCGTTGATAGTCAATCCGAACATGCCGTTCTTGCGTTTGTTTAAGCGGTACCTACAGGGGGAGATAGCGGCCAAGCTGGGTTTGTCTGATCGGGAGGTTTCTGATATTCTAGATCAGCAAGATCACAATGGGCCGCTTCCCCATTCGGATAGCAAGTCTGATTCTCGTCAGTGATTAACGATAATTTTACAATAGTCATGAGTTTTCATTCAACATTAACTTCATCCTTGCATAAGGTTCAGGATGATCGAGGTATGGGCTCAGTAGCGTCCGATTATCCGTTACAGACTCTGGGGGATTTTGGGGACTTTTATTGGGCCACAGTGTCTGATCTATTAAAGAGTTCCCTTCGGGATTATGTTACGTATAGCAGGGAGGGGGATAAGTGTCGCTTTCGATTCAAGCATGACACTTATTTATCAGATACTGATCAGGATGTATCCATCTCTGCAGATGTAAAGCTATCCTTCGTGGAAGACAAGGGTGTAGTTGTGGTATCTGCTTTCAAGCTCCACGGAGCACAGAGTTTTGCCGACACGACTCGTGGGTATGTTACCGCTGGTGACCTAGTTAGTCTCATTGTCTCATTTTTTACGGCATTGTCCTATGACGGGGAGTCACGGAACCATTACATAAAAGCATGGGGGTACTTCGCTATAGGCATCTCCAACCTTTATGAGGATATGGACTCCGTTTTGGCTGTAGAGGACTCTGCGGAGCCTGCAGAATTTTCCAGTACTGAGGAGGCTTTATCTAGCATGTATGATGAACTCACGGATAGGGCTCTGCGTTGGTATCGCATTGAGTTTACGGATATCACTCGTCGACAGAACTTCTTTACGGTTGACTTCAACCGTTCCATAATCATTCCCACGTCCAAGTCGCGTCCGGTGAGAAATCCTCATATCCCTGTGCTGTGCGACGTCTGTCTTCGTGTAGACTCGGCTGACGGGAAGAAGTTACAGGCGACTGTCACCGTAGGGATACAGTCGATTTCAGAGGAGGTTTCCTACAAGTCTGAGTATGCGGGCTCTGGGTACATTAACACCGTGCGTGCCACCTTGGCATCTCCAGCACAGGTTGACAAGTTCATCGAGTCCTTCCTGTCGTTACTGAGTGAGCTGCAGGCGGATGGTTACGATTACGATCATTACGCTGATCAGGTCGAGAAGTTTGCATCCCGCTTCGATTATTAGCCATGCTTTTTTTTCAGTCGGCGCCTTGTGAGTCAGGGCGCTTTTTTTTTGCAACATTCTTTGCACTTTAATCATTTTTTACTACCTTTGCATCACAAACATCAACTATTATGGCACACACGATTACTTCTTCTGGTTCATCACTCATTTACAACTTCGACCTTCCGATGACGGAGATGGCGGGGTTCAAGAAGTTTGTCGCTCGGATAAAGCCAAATATTCCGGCTTTGTAGGTGTCTTTCGGGGAGCCTTTTGAGAAGGCATATACTCACGTCATTAAGACAGAAGATGAGGCTTACACGAAGGTCTATATGCATAAGGTAAGTGCTGTGGAGGTGATACTCCCTGCTGTGAATGACTGGGAGCTTGTAGCCAGCTTCAAGGACGGTCTCACGTATCTTACGGATTACACTCATGAGGTTCGGTTCCAGAATCCGGCGCATGGTCTAACCTACCCCAAGTGTGATCTATGTGGCCATCCGTTTAAGAGCTCCTTTGTTGTACGCAATGTACAGTCTGGGGAGGAGTTGCAAGTCGGGGGTTCATGTGTTAAGAAGTTCGGACTTTCCTTCCTGCATGACATCTCGTTGTTCACGGCGGAGCTGTATCGCATATACAAACTCTACGGGTATGATGGGGATGATCTGCCTATCTGGTCTGGGGTGCATGATCCCAGCGCTTTCAGTGCAGTCGAAACGACTCGTTTGCTCATGGCAGCTCGTATTTATTACGGGGAGCATCCCACGTGGATTAAAGGGTACTATGAGGGGGAACATTACATACAATCGGTGTCTAATCGTGCTATTCAGTCTCTGGTGCTTTCAGGCGACTTTGAGGTTGATGAGGACTACGTGGCTGCGGTTCGGGCTTTCACCATGGATCGTCTGCCGGACTCGCCGCTTTCGGAGTTCATGGAGACTCAGAAGATCTTGTGCTCTGCATACTATGCTCAGCCTGCTAATGCACCCCATGCATACTTCATGGTTAAGGCTTATGAGGACCACCTCGCACAGGCAGCGCTTCCGGTGGCTCCGGTGTCGGTTGGTGATCAGGTGCATATCACTGGTGTAGTCATTGAGCGATCGTCTCGGCAGGGTTTATATGAAGAGACGCCAGTGTACCGCATCCGCACGGAGAAGGGGTACTTGTTTGAGCGTAATGGGAAGATTCCCATGGATGGGGTCTCGACTTCGTTCTACGCCTTTGTTCGTCATATAGGTCGCCGTTATATCTACCTAGACCGAGCACTTAAGTGACCGAAGAAGGATCATCCTGTTGTTGAGCTATAGTGCATTTTTTCTCAATAATTTTGCACTGTGAACTACTCACGCCTAAAGGCATGAGCTTCGCATAGGCGCTCCGCTTTGCTGTTTATAGGTACGACGTTTACAGGATAGTGATTACTGTTTTATTAAATACGATATTTTATGTTACTACGTATTGAGGAGGCCATGGCACGTTATCGTTGTCGTCATGGAGAGAAGTTGCAAAAGCAGCAGTTGGCAGCAGCTTTGTTCCCAGACTCGTCGGAGGCAGTGCAGCGTCAGTGTCTGGGTAGACTGATTTCAGGTCGGTACAGCAGGATTAATCCGGACTGGGTTCCGGTGATCTGTCGTGTCTGTGACTGCAGTGCGGACTATTTGTTTAACATGTCAGAGGAGTAGGATTTATGAGCACCTTTGTCTGGTTTCTCGTATGGTACTACCTGTTAGCAGGTGTTGTAGCTGGGGTGTTGTGCTGGATGGCCATACCGGCCATGTGGTCTCGAGTTCCTTGGCGGTGGGTGCTGTATGTTCTCATCCCCTTCATAGGGTTCTGGTTGTTTGGAGTCTTCTGGGTTAGATCCTTCATGGAGTACTTCACGACTCTGTATGAGGGGGAGGGGTCTGCTGTTCATAAAGACAGGAGTGATGCGCAGGATAGGGGATAGGGCGGTACCTGTGGAGCTTCCATTTGATGGGGTTCCGCGTGTTGATCTCCAGCACTATGTACAGGATGCTTGTGCTTTGTACGTGGCCCTTCATAGTAAGGCGTTACCGGGTTTCACGGAGTTGCTCAAGTTTATAGGTTCGGAGCTGTTGGGGGCACGCACGATAATGCAGCAGGAGTCGGACATGGTTTGTTGTATGGTGTCTCTACGCACGCAGGCGATCTCGGTGTATCATAGGGCTATTATGCATATCTACGCAGACTCTTTAGGTTTTTCTGTACGTGAGGTCCGTGCTGGGGATAGTAGGAACGGGAGGTGTTTTGATCTCCGTGGGACACGTACTACTCTTTTGGTAGTGTTGCCACTCTACATGTTAACTCTCAGATGCTATGATCTGTTGATCCGGCGTCGTCTGCGCAAGGTGCAGGGGAGTCGTCAGGATAAGTTTCATAGTAGGGGTGTGTTGAATGACTTTTTCTTTTCGGAGTTAAGGACTGTGTTACGTCAGGCGCTGACGGCACAGGTATAGTGTGTGTTTTAATTTTCGTGGAGGGGCTTGAATTCGAGCCCCTCTTTTTTATGGAGTTTGTCAGAAGTATGTTTATTTTCCAAGTTAGGGGGATATGACATAGCAGATATATGAGGATATATAGGGGAATATACTGGGGGTATTGCGGACCTCTGTGATTGGGGGGGTTTATATGTGTTTTGCGTTCGGGCACTGTGGTGTTCGGGCATTTTTATTCGTTGAGTTGTGAGGTGATTGAGATTGTGACATTATATATCCGATAAAAACACGAGAGGTATGTATCGCAGTGAGAAGATAGCCGAGTTGCTGGCATTGTTTTCAGGTGGGACGCCGTCGGCGTCGGATTATGCGCGTTTGATAGAGGGTCTTGGTGAGGACTCGGATCGTCCGCATATATATTTGGACAGTGGGGTATCGAACCTGCCGGATGCTTTGTTGTACACGGCCACGTATGGCATGCCTGTAGTGAGTGGGGGTACTGGGAGTTGTGGGTGTTGTGGTGGAGTAGTTGGTGGGGGAGTTGTAAGTGAGCAGGAGGTTGTAGCGAACATCATGTGTGACTACTATGCGAATGACTGGGGTCTGGATGTTCGATTTTACAGCAGTAAGAGTTCTGGGTGTGTAGGGTATTATTCGGTCATTGGGGTGACGCCGAGTGGCAGTGGGGATATATATGAGATCTTGGGTGTTCAGTTTAACAACAGTGGTTTTGATGTAGGATGTTGGTCGAGCTCGGCTGGTGTTCGTTTGCTGCGTCAGTGTTACAATCGGGCGACTGGGGTTTTGGTGTCGAGTGAGGGTCGGTTGTTGTTGAGTGCGGAGAATGACGCGGTTTGGAGTTCGGACATACGGGAGCTGCGTGTTGTTGGGAAGGCTCCGGAGGATTATGAGGATGGGGTGTTGTATGTTGAGTTAGGGTTGACGCCGCTTGGTGAGGTTGCGGGCTTCAGTGCGGTTAGTGTTGGTGGGACGAGTGTTGGGGTGACGTGGACGTCGTTGTCTGGGGCTGCGGGTTACCGGCTGTTGTTGAATGGGGCGAGTGTCACGGACGTTGGGTCTGGGGTGACGAGTTACGTGTTTGAGGGTTTGAGTAGCGGCACGGGTTACGAGCTTGGCATCTATGCGTTGGGTGATGGTGTGATGTATGGGAATGGTCCGTTGTCGAGTGTGAGTGTGACGACGGAGGTAGCGAGTGTGCTGGCGTCGCCGTCGTTGTCGTTGGAGACTGGGGGTGTTCGTATAGGTGAGGTTGCTGGTGCGTCGAGTTACGCGTACAGGGTTGTTCAGAGTGGTGTCTTTGCTGTGCTTAGTGGGTCGTTGTTTGTGGGCGGCTCCTATTTGTTGCCGGTAGGTTCTGGGTGGACTGGTGAGTTGGAGGTCAAGGCTGTAAGTTCGAGCACGGTTATTTTGGATAGTCCGTGGGTTCAGGTACAGTTGGAGTAAAATTTGGAATTTTCTGTTTAATCTTTTATGTTTATACCGTCGTCAGACGGCTTATAGATAGGGTGCCGTACATCCGAATTAAAGCCTGTTGGAGGCCCTCCTGTGGACGACCGCTTGAGCGATCAAGCCTAAGAAGCAGTGGCTCGATGAGGCAGGAAGAGAAGATCAGTAGTTTTGCTTAGATTTTCTTATACGGTAGGTATAACGTTGGAGTAGGAGGCTGATATGAGTTACATTGGTTATTTGGTTCGAGTCATGGATTCTGGTGAGGATGCACAGGCTCTGCTGGACTGGGGTCGTTCTTGCTTTAGGGATTTGTCCTCTGGTGTTTACACGCCATCGCGTTTGGTGAATATTCAGTTGGTTAATGGTTCGGGTATTGAGGGGACGTTTGTTCGCGGGGTGTCGACGGGGGACATGTTTCGAGTAGGGCTTTACGTTGCGGATTCGGATGTTCTTGTTCGTTTGTTCATAGGGGATGAGCTTGCGGGCATGGTTCGGGGGTCGGCATCTGAGCTTTGGGGCTCTGGTTCTGGTGTGCTGTCGCAGGATTTTCCGGCTTTGTTGTCTGCTGTTGTGTCGGCGTCCACGTTGCGAGATGTTTACCTTGCCTTTGCGGGGTTTGCTTCGGGTTTTTCGCGTTTGGGTGCTTATGTGTGGGTTCACGCGTTGGCGCCTGTGGGGTCTGCGGATGCTGTTCATCTGGGTGATCTATACTATTTGGATGGCAGGGTGGAGTCTCAGGTTATAGTCACGGCGGTTGAGGGTGACGAGTGTGAGATAGGGGATGTTTCGGCTGGTTTGGAGTCCAGTGGGGACTGGGTTCCTGCATACAGGTTGTGGTCTGGTATATAGTTGAGAGTATGTCGGGATTCAGATTAGCGGATGTTGTGGGCATTCAGTTTGGGGGTTTGCGGGTTCGGCGGTTGTGGTACCGTGGTGTCAGTGTGTGGCCTGCGGGTGGGTTGAGTGTGTCGCCGGAGAGTCTGGTGTTTAGCAGTGGTGGTGGTGATCAGGAGGTTTTGGTATACAGCCGTGGTGGGTGGTATGTGGTAGGGCAGATATGACAATGCACCTTTTTGTTTAACTAAAGATAGGTATTTATGGTTTTAGATTGGTTAACCGTGACGCCGGACAGCGGTGACGGTAATGGTAGTTTGAGAGTGTCGGCGACGAGTTACAGTGGTCGTAATTCGAAGCAGACGAGCTTTAAGGTTCAGAGCACTGATGGGTCGTCCACGGCCACGGTGAATGTGACGCAGGAGGGTCTGGGTGAGTTTGTGACGTTCTCGAGTGGCACGAGCTCCATAGGCAAGGAGGGAGGCACGCTGCAGTTGACTGGTACGTCGAACTCCACGGCTTTAACGTTCGGTATTGAGAAGGGTGGCAGTCTGAAGTTGACGGCGCCTGCGACCTACAAGGTTCTGAAGAAGGACACTAACAATGGTGAGGCTGTTGAGGGCGACCCGGGTGCGAGTGCGACGTATAGTTGGAGCATCTCCTTCAAGGTTCCGGCGAACATGACGACAGGGTCGCTGACGTGTACGGTCACTGTTGCGGATGCTGGCGCTACTGAGGCTGGGGAGAACATTCACAGTTGTGTAGTTACTCAGGCTGCAGGTGATGCTTACGTATATGTAGGTGCGATGAGTCAGTCGTCTGTCAGTGTAACGTTGCCTGCTGCGGGTGGTAATGACACGGTTCAGGTGTTCTCGAACACGACTTGGGCGGTCTCGGAAGCATAAGACTAGTGTAGGGAGGTCTTAGTGATCTTTGTTAGTATTGGGGTGTTGTCATATCCTATGATAGCACCCCTTACTAAAAAATAGGAGCTATTATGAGTTATTACACTAAGTTGTCATCAGAGCTTTCGGACTCTACAGATGCGCGTGACTGTGTCCATTTCGCATATTCTATCTGCTATCAGGGATGGTGCTTTTCCGACGTGGGTATCCTTTCAGCGAGATGACTCGCCCACTACAGCCCCATACCATGTAGATGATTTGCATCTGGTATATGATGAGCATGTGATGCGTGCGCCGGGGGATGAGGTTGTTCGTCGTGACGGGATGGTGTTTAATGTCACCGCCTTTGGGCGCTGGTTGAAGCACAAGATGTCGCAAGGGGATTACATTGTCATCATGTTGCATGATACGCATGCGGACGATGAGATGCTGGAGTTACGTGGTTTTTTAGTACCATAGCTGATAGAAGGTTGTATTATGAGTTATTACAGTTCGTTAATTCGCAGGGTATAATGCCGTTGAAGGGAACTTTGGAAATTTCCGATTAAACTTTTGTATTTATGCCGTCGTCAGACGGTTTATAGGGTGCCGTACACCCGAATTAAAGCCTGTGGAGAGTCCTCCTGTGGACGACCGTTCGAGCAATCAAGCCTAAGAAGCAGTGGCCTGATGAAGCAGGAAGAGGGAATCAACAGTTTTGTATAGATTTCCTTATACGGTGACGCCGCTGTTGTAGCTATGGACGATGGACGTTCAGTCCGTGTTAACAGTTTTGCATTGTATAAGAGTGTGTAGGTCTTAACTTTTACATTATGTCTTTTTTCAGTCATTTAGTTTTACGCGCTTCTGATTCCTCATGGGAGGATGAGGCTCCCTTGACTGTAGAGTTAGCTCTGGATTATCTGTCTGGGGAGTTCTCTGAGGAGGAGCTTACTGGGGATTCGTCCTCGGTGTTCCATGCGGAGCGTCTTCTGGATGAGTTGTCACTGCCTCGAGGGCCTCAGACGCTCATCTCACTTTCGGGCTATCGTAAGGATGCCTCATCGGACGAGATATCGTCCATTAGGCTGGATGTCACGTCTTCGACGTCTCGTGGTGGCATAGCCTATCCTTTAGCGGTCTATGTCGCGGAGGCCCCCACTTTGTCAGAGTTAAGGTTGTTCTTGAAGGTATTCAATGAATCTCTTAAGCAGACCCTACCTGCATTGCTGGCGGGCTACATGACGCGCACTCTGGGCACCGCTTACACAGTACGTCCTTGGGAGTATATTCCCACCTTATTTGACAGGTATACGGTTCCTCTTCGCGGGAACATGTACTACTTGCCCGAGGGGAGGACTATGGTGTCTTGGCGTCCTGTTGAGGTTCTGGACATTCGATATGAGCGCGAGTCCGATCCGGATCAGGTTTCCGTTCTGGTAAAGGACGAGGAGACAGAAGAGGAGTTCTGGGTTCCTGCGAGCTATCTGTATACTGCGATCTAGCGTTTCGGGGGTACTTTCATCAAAGTGTGATACAGACGTATCGCACTTTTTTTGTCAAATATTTGCGCATTAATTCACTTTTACCGACTTTTGTGTAGTCAATCATTACATTAAACTTTTAGAATATGGAAGACTATAGAAAGATTAAGGATGCGCTCCTTTCATTTGCGAAGTCATGGCCGGATAGCGAGGCAGTCTGTGCACAGTTACTGAAGGCCGAGAGTATGGATGCTGTAATGTCTGTGGTTCAGGAAACCTTCTTCTGGTGTGCCAAGTTAGAGGGTTTTGCTACCCTTCTATTAAAGTACAGGGATACTTTTGAGCGATACAATATCTGGTTAAATCATGACATTGATCTCCGTTCGGGTTCAGGGTGGTTGTTCGTATCGGAGGGTTCTATTTCTGTGACAAGTCGTGGAGCATCCATACTTTTTGTTGTATGTACTGGGTCTGCTTATCTTGATGCAGAAAGTCAGACATGTTCCACCGTTTTCATAGAGAGTCTTATGGAGAGTGTGGTTGTTTGTCGTAGTTATGATGTTTCGACACTCAGAGTTTCAGGGGATTTTCATTCGAAGATCACCGCAACCAGTTTTGATGCGTCACGTCTAGACGCAAGTAATAGTGACTGGGGGTGGCTCACAGTCACCAGCTATGGGTATTCAGTCCTATGTGTAGATGCCTTCAATAGATCGTTAGTAGTGGCAGAAGCGTCAGAAAATTCCATTCTTCATATAACGAATCATGATGGGGGGTCAGTACAAGTTAGGGGTCTCTCGGATTCTATAGTACATATTCGTGGGCGTTTTGCATTGCGGGCATTGCAAGACAATTCTATAGTCTGCCATCATGAAGATCATTGTGTTGTCTATGGGCCTGCTGTTCGTCTCATGTCAGCCGAGGATACTCATGTTTCTTCAGAGGACAATCCCTTCTCTAACTAAGATTATTGTTATGGGTTATCAAGATCATCTTTTTGCTGGGATCAGTCTTGGGTTATCCCGCTATGGATTTCCTTTGGAGTGTATAGACTCGGCACTACATGGGGATCCTCATTGTCGACGCTACAAGGCGTCTCTGGCTGTTTCCTCGATACATCCACGATATGTTCCGTGTTGCGTGGATGTTTATTGCGATACTCTATTTCCTCAGGGCTCAGAGTCTGAGGATGTGGCGTTACTTACTGGAGTGCATGTCGGCATCTCGTGGGGAGGGGCGACTCTGCTTCTGTACGAGATTCCGGTGGATATTGAGTGGTGCTATTTCGTTTCCGCACTAGGGGGAGACCTCTGGGCTGCTACCCAGATGCGGACTCTGCTCGAGGTTCGTTCCTACTTGGAGTTGCACCTTCCGGGTATCATACGTCATGTATCATCATACATGCCGACCACAGTCTATTCTCTGCATGACATGGTGTATGTTTGTCGTTCTGTCTCGGGGGAGTTCTCTGAGTGTTGCGAGTTCACTCCAATGCAGGTTGTAGGGGTACCTTGTTACGAGAATGGGGATGATATGGATATGTGCACAGTCAGAGATAGTACGGGGGCAGTTCACACGTTGAGGGTATTAGATGCCTTTTGTTTGGTAGATACTTTGGGTATTGGATAAATGTATTAGAATATGGAGTCAAGAGTTAGTAGTCAGGTTACTACGGTATCACAGTCGGAGCAGTTGTTGGCTGCGGGCATCCCTGCAGACAGGGCGAGCTTGTTTTGGGTACACAAGGTTGTCGAGGTAGATGTGAACGGGGATGAGCTCTGGGGCGCATGGGAGTTGAGTCTCACGCAGCCTTCGGAGGGACTTTCAGCCCGCACAACGGAGACTCGACCGGCGTTTACAGTAGTTGATCTACTGGAGATGATAGAGTGCAACGAGAGTTCACACGAGGTGATGTACGTGATTCATGAGATGGGGAGTTTTTCGGCAGAGATTACGGGTTCTAGTCCTGTGTATTTTGCATGTATTCATCTGATAGATGCAGTTTTTCAGTTGATTCTTCAGCTTCAGACGACAGGGCGGCTCGTTCGTAGGATTCCATCAGCAGGGATGTTATTTGACTCGGTTGCCTGCTCAGACTGGCGACCTGTGGAGGTTCATCCCGACCTTAATACAGGTCGTGTGTTGTTGCATGGTGCATTTCGGGGGTCCGAGACTGTTACTGGTGGTTATTGGGATAGTGAGCATAAATGTTGGCATACGGATATTGGGGATGATTTCGTTGTCACAGGTTGGCGTCCGTTGCTTGATGTTAATGATTTGTAACATTGGTATTTTTCAATTGTCATGAGAACACGTCGGTATAAGGTATTGTTTTGTGATCTGGATGGGACTCTGATTGAGACTCTATCGGGTCGCATTTTTCCGCAGGGTATCTGGGACATGCGGTTTCGGTTTGATGTGCTGGATGCCATCAAGCGGTTATCTCCAGAGTATGTGTTCTTAGTCACGAATCAGGGAGGTATTGCACTTGGGTATCTTTCTAGTTCATCCTTTTCATAGAAGTTCAGCTACATCTGCAGGGCGGTGTCGGACTACTGTGGTATTCCCAAGTGCATAGGTGCGTGGTGTGAGTCCACGGACACGTCCGATCCTCGGTGCAAGCCAAATTCTGGAATGCTGTGGGAGGTGTTACGCCTTTATCCGAAAGCTCTTCAGCTGCCTCCCCAGTCATATCTTATGATAGGAGATGCTAGCGGGTTAGACGGTCAGTTCTCGGACACGGATAAGCGAACTGCTGCCAACTTTGGTATACCTTACATGGATGTTTCAGAGTTTGTTTCTGTTTACGGTCAGTGATGTCATGCAGGCACAGGTTACCAGTATAGTCCAGTCCCAACGCTTACTAGACATGGGGGTTCCTTCTCGCTGCGCGAGCTTCTGTCATGTCTCTGGGGCCTCTGGTGAGGGGGCTTCGTCTCTTGGGCGTTCTGGGGAGGTGTCTACTGCTGCGAGCGTTCCTGCATTCTCCGCATGTGATCTATTACAGATGCTGCCCGATCAGGTGGAGGGGTCATGGCTTCAGGTCACTAAGCGGCGGGGCGTGTATAAGGTTTCCTACAAGCGTTCTATGTTTCGCAATGATTCCGGCCTTCTTTGGGACAGCTTTGAGGACGAGTCTTTGATTAATGTACTGTTTCGCATGACGGAGTATCTAATCATGTGTGATGTTCCTTTGTTATGCTTTAGAGGGTAGTTTTTCTAATGGTTCCACATTCTGCTGTTTATGTACATAAGTAGGTCAATAAGAGCACCATTTGCATGTTCTGTGTACACGACCTCACGGGTATCCGCCGTGAGGGTTTCCTTTGCTGGATGAGGAGCATTATATATCCCCAAAAGACAGCAATGCAGAGTGTAGAGGTTTCATCGTCTGGAGGTTCTGTGCGGGTTGTGGGATTATCTCTCACGGGGGGTAGTTTTGCATGGTGGGGTTATGTCGGCGACACTGCGGAGGATCCCAGTCTGGCGTCCGACATGTTGGAGGTCACCCCTGTTCAGGGTGGGTTGGAGCTCTCGTGTACGGAGAACTGGAGCCTGCGTGCCCGATATTGTGTCTTGGCAGGTGTCATAGATGGTGAGGTTGTTAGTTTGTTGAAGGTTGTTCAGCGTGGGGCTACTTTGACATATCCGCGATCTGTTGTGGTTGGTAGTGGTGAGGGTAGTGTAGCGCATGTCACATTTTATACGAGTTGCACAGTTCTAGGGAACTGCGTGGTGTCCATGGCTTCAGGAGTCTCGTATGAGTTAGGGGCTGTGGAGGCATACGGTGGTGGGTATCGATTCAGTGTTACGAGTACCTCAGCGAATGAGAGTTTTGTCTCGGGTAACTATGGGGTCATACAGGTGACAATCGGTTCAGGTTCGACGAGTTCACAGTTCACGGTGTCTGTGTATCAGTTAGGTTCTTCAGTATCTAGTTACTTAGGTTTTGGCGGCACAGGGATTACCTTGCAGTGGGGTGATAGTTCCAGTGGGGTAACTAGTGGATCGGGGTTATCTATATCATACGGGACGTCGCAGGTATCTTCGGTGCAGTTAGCGCCGGATTCAGGGGCAGTGGCCACACCGTCATGGTACTCGTGGTATGACGTGCAGTTTACAGGGGTATATCTTAATGCTCAATACACGAGTGGTCTTACCCAGCAGATACCTTTACTGGGGTTAGGTGATGATTATGTTCTCAGTCTAGGGGGTATTCAGTTGTCTGGGGGAGGTCGTTACATCATTGTCTCTTCTACGGCATCAGTAACAGCAGGTACGGTCACAGTCAGGGTAGGATTTCCGTGGTTGGGGAACAATACAACGTCTGCATGGTCGGGGGTATTAGTAGTGCCGTTGTCGATTTCACGCGGTGGTGTCGCACTGTGTTCAGGTCAGCTCTCATACTCAGGGTTCAGCTGCGAGGCCAATGTAGGCGTAGTAAGTAGTATATCTGATGCGGGTGTGTCACCATCTCCATATCCATTACCGTGGCGGGAGAACACAGATGGACCGAGTATTCTGTTAGGGTACACTCAAACTGTACGGTGGAGTTCGGGTTTCACTTCCTCGGAGCAGGTTTCCGACTACGATGTGGATGTGACGGTTGGGTCAGCGGCTAGTTCCTTGTATACAGTCACAACTTTAACGCTCGCGGATCAAGGGAAGCGGGTATCTTTAAATGCTGCGGAGGGGAATCCGAGTCCATGGCCGAGGTTATCCTCGGGTTCATCTTACGGGGCTTCGGTGAGTGCGTCGTCGGGTTCTGTTAACTCACTATCCTTGCCGATTCTACAGGAGGCACAGGGTTGGAGTGATAGTGGGGCATTTTACTTCAATGGTGTTCCTGCGGACGTTCGAGCATCACACAATAAGATATCCGCGGTGTTGTATCTTACAGCTGACGCATCAGCTCGGTTTACAGGGTTTTCATCATTACCTGCAGATGCGAAGGTGGTGCCGGGGGCATTCTTGTGCTCGTGGGAGAGGTCTTTGTTGATGGTGGTACCTCCGGCGCCTACCTTGATGTACCCCTCGATTGGAGGTTTCACATATGATGATACCTGTTACATGCTTTGGGGGTTTGTCTTACGATCGAGTACTTCATCTGGTTCGTTGTTCTATCATGGTCCAGCTGGAGTGAGGTTTAGTTACAATGCACAGGGGGGTTCATTGTCGAGTGCGCTCCCAATAGATGCATATCGGTTATAATGTTATGGTAAAGCGTCGGTCTAAGAGTGCAACAGTTGTTAAGGTTGCCCTTCCTGCTTCTGGTGGGAGTGTTGCACTTCGTGGTGGCGACATTGCCACACTTGGAGGGGCAGTGACACTACAGTGGGGAGAATCCACAACGGATATTGTCACGGTATCTCCGGGCAGTGGTTTGGTGTCCACGGATGATATTGTAGTAACGACTACAGCGAATACGTGGGGAGTGTCTCGTGTTATGGACATTTACTTTGAGTGTACATTGTATTCGGGTTTATACGCGACGTTCCGTTTAAGTCAGGGTGCAGGCAGTGGTGGGGGTGTTAATCTGGGTCTCGATCCGGGTCCCGATCCGGGTCCGACTCCACCTCAGGACAGGGATGTTGACTTTTACTGGGTGTCCTTGTCGGATGTTGAGTTATTGTTTGACGGGGAGCCGCCTGCAACCCACACTTTCGATGGTGTTTCCACCACGGATGTTTACGTTCGTTGTTCTGGGGCGGCCTTGGTTCACACGCATTATCATGTAGACGGTGCCACAGGCGAGTCGGAGTTGACGGTTGTGGAGAAGACGCCGTTGGAGGGCACGGACGAGGTAGCGTTGGGCTTAGGGTTTGCCTTGTCAGAGAATGCGAAGGGGGCTTATCCCACCGTGGGTGCAGGCATGTTTGCTCGGACCTTCTACGCGACGACTAACATGTACACTTATACACATGAGTCGATTTTGTCGGGTAAGGTGGCGGTTTCGGCGTTGCAGGCGGGTCACACGTTCACGACCACCCTTATTGGGGCATATCCGTTCAAGGCTGTCTCTGCGGGCGATACGTTGTGTTGGTTGGGTGCGAGCTATGGGCCGGAGCCTATAGATGTTGCTTTGGCAATGCATGATTTGACTGTTGAGGCGACGTATCCTGTTTCGGGGGGTGTTGTGTCGTTCACGGAGACGGGGAGTTTGTCGGACGTCAGTTCACAGTACATTTCGGGGGCTTATGTTTGTGGGGCGTTTGCGCCGAACTGCATGACGGGTCAGGTCTGGGATCATTCGGATATTCCTGCGGAGGTTACGATTGTCTCCAAGGAGGGCACGGATTCGGTTGAGATTTCGTGGTCGGAGTGTTGCAAGGCTATGGGGATTGATCCGCCGCAGGCAGTGTGGCAGTATCGTTGGGGCGGGTCCCTGCCTGCGGAGTATCCGTTGCTGCAGTTGCGTGAGATTGAGCCGTTGCCTGCGTGGATATCGAATACTTTTGCGGATATCACGGAGTACATGTACAGTTCTGTTGCGGAGGTGCAGGAGTTGTGTGATTTCCCGTACTCGAGTTCAGGTGAGACGGCTGCAGATGGTTTTGGTGTGTCGTGGGTACAGTTTGTGGATCGCAATCTCTCGGGTAAGGAACGTGTGTGGTCTGTCGAGGTTGTCGACTTGTTCACGCAGGAGGTTGTGACCACGCTACATGTCAAGCAGGCATAGTATCTTTTAGTCATACGTTGATTTTATTATGGATACCTGTATTGCATATCGACCTATTTTGTACACGGTACTGTTGTGCCTTGTTGGTCTGGGTGTCTCCTTTTTTGTGGGCTATAGAATAGGTCAGCGTGGGGTTTCCTCGGATACACGGGTTGTGGAGCGCACGGAGTTGGGGGATAGTATCACGTTCAGTTTTCCGATGCCAGAGGTTGTTTCTATCACGTATCGTCCGGGGCGTTTCATTGGGGGTTTGGTTTTGCGGGATACAGTTTATCGGGATTCAGTGGTATACGTGCCTGCGGATACGGCGGCTGTGGTTCGGGATTACTTTGCCCGCAGGGAGTACGCTTTAGACTTCAGTAGTGATAGCACGGGTGTGTTCAAGGTGTCCTGTGCGGTTTCGGAGAATCGGTTGTTGGACGTTCGGAGTACGGTTGCACCCTTGCGTCATTATATAGATCGGACAGTTACGGTTACGCCGTCTGCGCCTTTGCTTCGGCCGTGGGTGTTTGCAGGTTGTTCCACGAAGTTTGACTTTCAGTATGGTTTGGTAGGGACAGATATCGGAGGTCGTTACATGGTTGGGGTTGGTGGTTATCATTATAATGATGTAGGGTCTGGTGTTCTATTTGGTGTAGGTGTAAAATTTGGCAGCAAGTGATGGGTAATGGAGTTTATCATCAGGCGATTCATGTAGCCGCGGGGATGCTGACGCCGTCTTATTTTCCTTCGGAGCGTTATACTTGTGAGATGACACGGGAGGAGCTAGCAGAGTACTATGAGCAGTTGCGAGCTCGTTTAGTACATGAGAGCGGGCATCGTGAGTATCATAGGGGTCGTCGAGGAGGTCGATTATGAGTTACTGAGCTATGCATATTGATCTTTCATACTATGGTCGCTGGCATGCGGGTTGTGCTAGCGACGCATTTTTAGCTCTGCGGGATGTGGGTCGCAGGGTTCGTGAGCAGCAGGAGGCTACGGGGAGTCTTGGGGGTTGGTCATCTGTGGACTGTGGAGGGCTAACTGATTGGGAGCAGCGCTTGGGTTGGGACTTGTATGCGAGGCGTTACTCTAATAGTTCTGTGTGGCAGGTTCTGCACCACAGGGACGGGAAGGTTTTCATTTTTGAGGTAGTGCCACCGGAGGATACTCATGTTCTGTCATGGTTACACACGGTTGGTCGTCATATCTACTGTGGTAGTAGGGTTTATCCTGCAGCCTTGCAGCTATTTAGGGGGAGTTATCAGGGGAGGTTTTCCTCTGCAGTATCTCTGGTACACGGGGGTGATGCTCTGGGAGTACATGCCTTTGTTGGGGTTTGTGCTGAGTTATCGGCTCAGTATCTCAGTGAGTCTGCTTTGCTGAATAAGTTTGGCTTAATTGCATCTAACTTAGAGTCGAGCTGGCAGCGGGACTTATTATCGGGTCAGGTGTCGGGTGCTTTTCTGGATTCGGCATGTTCCACTCTCATGTACTCGTCTTGGGAGTGTTATAATAATAGCAGCAGGATATTTCCGGAGGACTTGATATGTCTCCAGCACTTGTGCTGGGTATACACTTTCCTTCTCACGTCTCTTCCGTCTGGCTATAAGATTGAGGAGCAGGCGCAGTTGTATCTTGCCTATCTCTATCAGGTATTAAAGGGTGGGGAGCATGTCTGGGCGAATAGTGTAGCTGGGGCACATCTACGACCGGCAACATTAAAATAATTTTCGGTTGAGTGTTGCATATGTGATCTGGTTTTTGTACATTTGTGTTGTCAACAAAAATCATAAAGCTATGCAGATTCATTTATGTGGTCACACTGAGGTTGAGCTCATAGGAGCTGGTTACTCTCAGTCGGAAATTTTAGTTACGTGTTACGCGCCTCGCAACACTCATGAGTATGATATTACGTTGGAGGACTTAAAGGTGCGCATGTTTACCTTGATAGGGGAGTTCCTCCAGATGGACATACGACGGTTTTGGCCGGGGTTTGTAGGTTCGCTGAAGGATTTGCAGTACACGTTCTACACGGAGAAGCTGATGCCCAAGCACACGGAGGGTCGCAGGGTGACACTGTTCGACGGGGACTATGCTCGTGCTGCACAGGAGGGGGTTGAGTATCATACTTTGATTGATAGGTATGCCTCGACTCGTCAGGTTTCCTACGAGACCTATCTCCGTCGGGCGATAGCCAATCGTTGCATGGATGGGGCGCGAGGTGGTGTTGCGGGTTATTCGAAGGATGGTCGTTCACGTGTCAGCATTGATCAGCAGGAGGCAGACTATGGGTCAGCCGCATTGATGCGGTTAGCAGTCACGACACAGGCGGAGGACTATCTGGAGCGTTACGGTGTATGGAAGGACGCTCGCATGGCGCGCAAGGGTGCTTCGGCGATAGCCTCTCTGCGGGTTGATGATCCGGCACAGTACGGTCGTCTTTTGAAGCGTTATTACGCTCAGCGCTCTTCTATGGTGCCGGAGGCAGTGGAGTTCATGGACTATGTTTTCGGGGTACCAGAGGACTTGGACATTTCAGTTTGTCTCTGGTTGCGTCGTCAGTTGTCTGCTTTAACCATATAAGCTATATGATACTATCAGAGTGTTTGACGGAGCATGGTAAGGTCTTGAGCCCGAGGTTTTACGAGCTTGGGGATGATTTACAGCTGCATCTCAGGTCTGAGTTTGCAGAGTCTAAGGAGCGTGGTGCTCTCATTGCTTTTGGGGCGGAGTTACGCGACAGGGCGGATGAGATAGCTCAGTATGGTTCGCTATATCTTTCTGCCTTCGAGGACCCCATGTCTGAGGCTTGTTCCACCTTATACGGAGAGGTTTTCATGGCCTGCCAAGGGTTGGGGATACCAGTGGTATTCTGTACGGACGAGATGCTGTGGGCGGATGGATACGGGTTATATGCTCGGTTTCTGGGTGTCCGCAAGGACTTGGTATCATTTGGTTGCACGATGGGTTCAGCACTCACGGCAGGCTCGTCTTATGATGAGAGGTTCAAGGGGCTTCAGTCTCTACGGTATTATCAGTTCCATACGTGGAGTCGTTATCTTTTGTCGGATGTGTTGTCTTCCGACTTAGATCAATTACGGGAGTTAGCAGGTGTTTGTTCGGTCATCTATCTCAGTCCTTCACTGTCTCAGCTTGCTCGTGTGTCTAACGACAAGGTTGCTCATGATGAGTTTGCTGCATTTATTGAAGATGTCATGGATTTAGAATCCACAGCGGGGGTTAGCATCCGCATGAGTGCTGATGTTCTGTTGGATGCCTCGGAGGCGTGTCCGGATGTATTCAGCGCTCATTTTACCGAGTCGCATCAGCAGACGTCACATTTTACCACCTTTGGAGAGAGGGTAGAGGCATACGATTTAGCGGAGGTTGTCGAGGAGGTGATTGATAGCACTAAGGCGGAGGCTATCAGGTTGCATAAAGAGAGGCGTGAATCTAAATTGTAAATGGCATGAAGAGGGGGATCATAGATTTTCTGTTTAGGGTGTTTTGTCTTTTATTTGGGACTGGGGCCATTACCGTGGGGTGTTTGAGTTTGTTCCTTGTTCTGGATAACCTACGCAGCATGCTCTGGTTTGAGGCTCCTTTTACTCCATGCCTTGATTTGCTTTGTGTGCTAGTGGGGGTAGGTGCCATCCACGTTGGAGTTTCAGCTTTGTCTCGAGTTTTCAATTCTATAGAGTGATGAGCCTTCTACTACATTGTACACATCCGCAGTTGGTTAGTGCAGTTACGGTCTCCATATCAAGGGTGCAGCTCATATCTGAAGATCCGTTGAGTGATGTCGTCTATTACCCTTTGGTTTCGAATGCTGCTATCAGGGTTCATCCTTTATGTTCTGATGGTTCGGTTGACATGTTGGCTGATCCAATTGTCTGTAGCATTCAGCGTTTGATCTATCACAGGCAGACTTTAAGTTGGAGTCTTTGGTACTATGTAGCAGGTGTTGGAGTGTTTCATGGCAAGCGTCGTCAGTCATGGCCAGGTCGTGAGTTGCAAGGGTGTTTAGTAACTGAGTGGTTACCACGTTGATATATTGTCCGGAGGACGACTGTTGTTATCTTGCTTTTGAGAGCGGGGGGTGAGCCATCTCCCGCTTTGTTATATATCCCATAAAGCTGTTTATGATGCGTAGTCTCATTGCCCTTGTAATCATATTGGGTGTCTCACTCATCAGTATGTTCTGCGCTCCGGCACGGGTTCAGTGCTTTTTGGTGCGAGGTACTTATACAGGGGTGCAGGTGGATTCCATTATAAGCGTTCATGCTTTACCACCGTTGTCATCATGGCGGGGGTCTGTGCAGTTCACTTCAGATGGGGGCAGCGTGCCTCAGTGGTTCTATGTAGAGCAGTACAGGAAGTCCGATACAGTTGAGTTGGTTCATGTGGTTGAGCAGCGTGGGAGTCTTTATCAGTATGTATGCCGGGCAGTGATACGGGGGCGAAATTCAAAATAACTTCATATGAGAGGTACAGGACTAGTATTGTCACGGTTAGACGGTTCGGAGCGGGTGTATGGATTACCCGATGGTTATAAGCCATTAAGGTCTTATTCATATCGGGATTTCATGTATAGTGTGCATGATCAGGGATCGAGGAACTCCTGCGTAGCGGAGTCAATAGGTGCGGTCATAGAGTGGTTTTGGAAGACTGCTCGTCGTCCGGCTGTGTTTGACGTGGATGCACTTTACTCACGGCGTACTACAGATGGGGATTTAGGTATGTCGTTTAAGGAGGCATTAGCTTCTATGGTGAAGGACGGTTACTCTCATTCTGGGGTTGTGGAGCACTTGTATGACTACGTCATGCTTAGGTCACGAACGCTGATGGAGGCTTTTCTTGTCACGGATGGACCATTTATTATAGGGCTTCCGGTGTTTGACAGCAGCAAGGAGGACTTCTGGCATGGGTCTGCTTTGGAAGGGTATCATGCTGTGGTATGTAGCGGGTTCACACCCTCGGGGATGGAGATACTGAACTCATGGGGATCGTCTTATGGGGATCATGGATATTCTGAGGTCTCATGGGATGATGCAGGTTTGGTGCAGGAAGCATGGGGTTTGAAATTTTAGGTTATGGCAGAGAGAGTTGTACCGATGAATCAGTTGGATCTCTTATCAAGTGGTGGGGATCTGAGTAGTATTTATGTTGTAGGCTATCAGACTGATGCGGATGGGAGTTTACATCCAGTTCGAATTAGTCTTCAGCAGTTAGCCGACCTTATTGGTAAGTGATGGGACGGTTTGTATCAGATACTCGCATATTTTACAGGAGTGTTCCACTCTTGTTGGAGTTTCGTCTCTATGATCGGGGGCGTCTTGTCTATCCCAATTCCTACGGGGTTGAGGCGTGTATTTATACGACCCAGCTATCGCGGAGGTTCTGGGGGGTATCTTTGCTGGAGGGGCAGTCATCTGCGCATGTTGCCTCGGCAGGTGTCACTATCACGCGTCGTCGGAGCAGTTGGGTTCTGGAGTTACAGCCGTCCGTATTAGAGTGCATGCCTGTTGGGGAGTTACATATTGGGGTCTCCTACCTTGGTGCAGATTTTAATAGTGGGGAGGTTTTCACGCTTCCGCGGTTGAGTGATATCACGGTTGATTGTGCAGTATAGGTATGTCATCGATTGATAGATTTCAGTACGGATTTGGTTCTGGGGAGGTTAGTCCCTACGCCTCTGGAGTTGTAACATGTGACTCCGGTTTCTATAGTGTGTGTCATCAGGTGCAGTCATCGGATATAACACCGGAGGAGCCGGACTCCATTTCATTATCGGGGCAGGTGCTGGTGCTTAAGCGGGCGGCAAGTAGACGCTGTTTAAGTATTGCATGTGTTCCGGATATTGCGTCCGTCACATTCAGTGATAGTAGGGTTGAGTACTTGGGGTACAATGCCTGCGGCTGTCGTGAGTGGAGGTGGTACTGGGACAAGGATCATCCCACAGCCTACGTATCATTTTTGTTGGGGGTGATTGATCCGGCATCATGTAAGTTATGTACCAAGGCAAATTACTGTTTTGTTGCATGTGTTGTCAATCCTCCGGCTATGTATGTTGTAGGGTCTGTTGACGTAACCTTTAGTACGGGGCTTGTATCCTCCACGGCAAGTATTATTGTGGAGGCGACACAGTATTGGGAAGTCGTCGGGCCTCGGTAGTCTATTCTAAATTCATTCTTATGGCGGTTCAGGATTTAACGTGGGGGTCAGGCAGTGCGGGGTCTGTTAGTGTCACATACAGTGACACGCAGGTCACGGGGGAGCGTGTGGTATCGCTCAGCACCACGGATAATACGGAGCTTGTGTCGCGTCAGATGACGATTCGGTTGACCACGGGGGTTCAGTCGCCTTCGGGGCGTAGTGTTTGGAGTCCGGCGTCGGCGTTCATTAATGTGTTGCAGGATGCGGGTCGAGGGTCCTTGGTTCGTACTTATTACAAGATAGTTTTCTCCAAGGTAGAATATAGTTCGGAGGGGGCTACTGGGTTATTCACGGAGTTGTAGCTATGAGTCATATTATAAGTGCCGGCACATCGGTCTTACCTTATTCGGGCGGGACTTTCCACCTTTATGTATACGTAGATGGTCCGGCGTATAACCTTACGGTGTACGTTCGTTCGGGGTCGTGGTTTGATGCCTCTTCGCGGCAGCCAAAGTATTTTCCGGATGGGGGTTATTATCTGTATACGTGGACGGCGGCTGCCAATTCTGGGGGTGCTCGCTGGGCGGAGGTCATCTTCACATATTACACGTCGGCGTCGGATTCGCAGGGTGAGGATTACGCTTACACCTTTTCTCAGCCGGGGTATATTGTTGAGGTAAACCTTGTGTTTAGCGTGGCGAGCAAGGTTTTGCCTCTGTCTGGTGGTAGTTCTCGGTGGGAGGCTTCGGGGTCCATTGAGCATGCGGATGGCACGACCACCCCGGTCGACCCGAGTTACATTACGGTATCGAGTTTGACCTCGGGTTTCACGGTGGCGACCACGGGTGTTATGGTGACCCCGACACATTACGTCTTTGGTTCAGTCACGGTGGCGGCTTCGGACGTAGCTCGTTATGGGTTGGTGCAGGCGCAGTATCAGGATTGCACGTGCACGGTTGTTTTATATCAGGAGGGGTATTCATACGACATAGACGCGGTGCAGGGATGGTTGCGCTTGGGTGCTGCGACTATTACACGGGTTGATGTATATGAGCACGCGGAGACGGAGACGCCGGTTTCTCCGTCGGCCACGCCGGTATCTGTGGCGTTGGGTTTCTACGATGGTTCCACGAGTGTTCGCACGGTGGGGTCTTTCGAGACGACTTTCTCGGATTTGATGACGGGGGGTCTGGTCTTGGGGCCGTCAGCTCTTGGGGATGGCATTCCGTCTTTGGGCACGACGGTGTCGTCGGCGGTGTCGTCCTCCACGTTGGTTGTGGGTTTGGGGGATAGCACGTCGGAGGCGGCGTCGGAGCTGGCCCTCAACGTTGCGGACGGGGTGAACGGTGTTGTATCGGACGTATCTATCGAGGGCAACACTCGTCATCTAAAGGATTTCACTGGGGTTATTCAGTCCACGGATGATCCTGTGTCTTTCACGTCCGGTGGGGGCACTATGGTTGTCACCTACACTGGGGTTGGGGATATTCTTTACACTTCGGAGACGGTGCAGCGGGAGTATTTGCCGTTACAGGTATCCTCGGATGACTGGGTGGACGTTTCAGATGTTATCGTGGGCGGGTTGGGTCCGGCTTCGGGGTCTGCGCCTGCGGCAAATCGGGCTACGTTTGCGGTCTCCATGACCACTGGGGATGCTCGGGATTTGTCTGTGGTTCCGGTCACGGCGTACACTGATGGCAGTGTTAATGCTCCGTTTATAGTTGGTGAGTCCATTGGGGAGGTTCAGTTGCGTGTCACGCAGGCGGCCAGTTCGCCGGACTTTGAGTACAGTAATTTGACTTGCGTGGGCACGTATCCGGCTGTTCAGGCTGCTGGGGGTCTTGCGGCGTTGACCTTGGTTGTGGAGGTCACCCGCTCCATTCAGGGGTCGGCTTTATCCACGGTGCGCATGTCGGAGGGTCAGTACACCGTGACGGGCATAGCATTTACGTCGGGCTCGACTTATGACTATGTATCTTTGGCCGCGGATACAGGAGAGTTGACGTGGCAGGAGAACTCTGGGACGGTAAGTCGTTCGGTCAGTGTTTCCGTGACGGTGTCGGCGTTCAATCTCACGACGACGGCGGAGTGTGTATGTACGCAGGCGGGTTCGGTCTTGGAGTACACGTATTATCCGCCGGTTCTTTCCTTCAGTTATCCGTATGTGGATGCTTCTGGGGGTGCTGCAGTTCCGGTTCTCACGGCCACGCAGCGTCGTGAATGACGGTTCGGATGTGCAGTTGTCCTTAAACTTCGCTAATTCGGATTTCACGAATGTAGTGTTCTCTGCGGGGTCTGTTTCTGGTGCCTCTATGGATACGGAGACGGGTGTTGTCACGTGGTCGGAGAATACGTCGACATCGACACGGAGCATGGAGGTGTCTGTTTCTTTACAGGCGAACGGTGTTGCGGGCACGGCCACTGCCGTATCAGATCAGGTGTCGGCTTCAGTGGTATACACGTATGATGCTCCTGTATTCAGTCTTTCTTATCCGTCTCAGTCTGCAGCAGCGGGATCTGTATCTCCCACGCTGAGTGTCACTCAGGTGCGCAGAGGGAATGATGGCTCAGTCATCACTTTACAAATACAGCTTCCAGATATTTCCAGCCTCACATATTCTATAGCTTCAGGATCAGGGGCCTCAGTTACAGCTGGGTCGGGTTTGCTCGCATGGACGGCAAACACGAATGCGGGGAGCTCACGAAGTGTAGTTGTGAATGTATCAGGGGCTGTTAATTCAGTGAGTGGTTCGGGGACAGCCACGGCTGTTCAGGAAGCGGACGCGGTAGTGTCTTGTACGGATTGGGATGTAGAGTTGAATCTGTCTTCATTGGACATAGACGCGGGTGCTCAGTATGTTAATTACACGGCGTCGGCTTCTCGTAGCTGTACTTATATCTCAGGCAACGTTGTGAGTGAGACTGCTGTTCCAGACGTGGTGTCTGGGGCTACATGGGCAGTAGTAGATACTGCATCTCAGCGCATAGTTGTTGAGGAGAATACAGTATCCTCTGGGCGTTACACTGTAATCACCGCCTCTTACGGTGGGGCAGCTGTAAGTCTTCATCTCACGCAGAGAGGAGTTATCACCAATGTTAACTTGTGGTGTTATAACAATTTCCCACAGGATACCAACTGTTTGATCTCTGGGAATCTCTCAGTTCCGGAGTTATACGATGCTCGGGGAAGTTATAATTCGGGTCATATTGCCGTTGCGCCACTGTCGGTAACGACCCTTGATGATGTGGGGTACCTTAACCCACGTGAGGAGACTCTCAATTTCCAATCTATAAACATTTCATGTTTGTGTAATGTCTACACGGCGTCAGGTTCTTCTTTACAGGGATACTACACTCTATGGGTGGTAGCCTACTCGTCAGCGTCTGGGAATAGAGTCGAGATAGGGAATACGGGGAATCAGGATACAGGCACTGTTCATACTATTGGTCAGCAGTCACAGGATACCTTACGTTTCAATAACGTTTTAACGATGGATCAGACCATAGAATTCACCATAAACATAGCGTTCGGGGCGCAGTAAAGTTATATATCCCATAAATACTTTTAGCACATGAGTCAGCAGGAGATATTTGATTGGGGGGACGGTACAAACCTTACCGTGAGTGCAGATTCCTTTGAGGGGGATCAAAGTTTAACTCTCACTACGGGGGTTAACGATGGTACCTCAAACCGCAGCAAGGATATAGCTATTGTCTCCACCGACGGGTCGGTTACAGGTGTAATACAGTTCACTCAGTTAGCGAGTGCATATAGTTACGTATTCAATCTACAGCCCACGGGCAGTGTTAACTTTACAGCAGCAGGAGGATCTGTCTCTGTAGGAAACACCCTTCAGATATACCAGAACGGGGAGTTGCTACGTTCTGAGGAGAATGTAGATTGTGACTATACTCTTTCTCCGTCATCTCCGTTATCCTTATCCGCGGAGTCTGGGTCATGTACAGTGACTGCTCCGTCACTGGGTTTATCTCTCAGTCCGGCAGGTACATATACCTTAACGGGGAGCTTCACTTCGGAGGAAACAGGTGAATTGATATCGGCTGAGCTCATCCTCACTCAAGAGGCCAATCTCATAGAGGCTATAACTGTCACTAGTGGAGATGTGTCGTTAAATTACGCTGAGATACCGGCTGGTGGTGGTAGTAGTAGTCCGCAGTTGTCATCCGAGCCTGCGGTGTCTGTTCTTTTCACGAGCGGTGACTCAGGGGCTCCTGCATCCATAACAATACCCGATGGTTCTGGTGTGTTAACGGTCGGCATCCAGTCTTATCAGATGGATGTTGATGCTGTATTTACAATGGAGGATAGTATATCGGGTGTAGTGTCCGCTTCGTCACGCACTACGGTCATGGGGGATACCTTGACCAGTCCTGTGGTATCGGCGGACTACGTTGCTCAGTGGCAGCCTGCTGACGCAGATTATGGAGAGCCTGTATCAGGGGACTCTATCCCTTTGACAGCTTACGTAACACAGGCGGCCAACGTTGTAACAGGTGTATCAGTAGACTTGTCTGGGGGGTCGTTTAGTCTGGAGTATACAGAAGTTTCAGCTGCTGGAGGTACCGCAACCCCCACTCTGAACGTTCCCTCAGATGTTGTTTTATTATATATATGGGCTTCTGGGGACACGACTTCAGATACCACACCGCAGGCGACTCTATCTTATTCTGCTCCGTCTTATACAGGTACATCATCCGATGGTTTTTCTATGGATGATGCCTCCTTTGCATCAACAGGTTCTGTCGTAGTGGCATCTCGTGGTAATATTCTCGGGGTGGCACGTCAGAGCTCGGAAGTAACGGCATCCTCTGTGGTGTTGACGGTTTCATGGGCTTCTGTAGAATATGCACCTTCAGTACAGTCGGCTACTTTAGGTTCAGCATCGGGGGTAGTTACCCAGGCAGCCAATATCATCGAGTCTTACGAGATCATGGGTTCCTCTTGGAACATCCCAGCCACATCCACATTCTCGGCAGGCGGGTCGTCGGCCTCCTACACGAACTCATGCACATTTAGTTCTGGTGTTGTTGAGGAGTTCACAGATGTTGAATCCATCTCATGGAGTTTATCGGGAGATTTTGGGAGGCTGGAGACGCCGACTCTTTTGGATATTACAGATTGGATGTGTACCGTTATTGCGGCTTCTCGTGGAACCGTTGTTGGGGAGGCGTTGACAGCGACATTGACTCTTCGGATTACAGGGTCAGCTCAGGAGTCTGCCACCTTGACTTTAACTCAGGCACGGAATAACGTAGTTTCTGCTGTATGCTGTACACCCGAGGGTGATGCATTCGACTCAGTAGTGGGTCCTTTGTCCGCCAGCGGGTCGGAGTTTGCTTTTTCCACCATTGCGACTTTCACAAGTGGAGCTACTGCTCAAGGTGTGCTTCCGCTTCCGTCGTCTGCCGAGAGTTCAGCAGCATGGCTGTCCGCTACGGATACAACTGTGACTGTTGAGTCCTGTGGATCAGTCATCTCAGATGAGCGTCAGGGGGTGTTAACTTTCACTTCTGAGAGTACTGGGGGGTATGATTCAGTGTCATTCTCTCTAACGGTAGCACAGGAGGCGAATGCCTTGTTAAGTAGTCAGTTGGGGGTTGATCCAGTTACAACTGTAGTGTCTGCTGCCGGAGGGTCTGTGCAGTTAGTTTGTAAGTCTGAGAACATTTACACCAGTGGTGCCGAGGTTTATAAAGACGTAACAGCGGGTTGCTCTTTCGTTGTCTCAGATGCAGATGGAAGTGGTGTTACGGTTTCCGAGACGGGTGTTGTGTCCTTCCCATCAAGAGGCACTGTAGAGGGCGGGGCTTATACTGCTACGATACAGGCATCCTACAACTCAGATTCGACTACGGTTGAGGTTTCACAGGAGGCTAATGCCGTAACCGTTAGCGAGGTAACTATTCAGAGTGGTTCATTTGATGGTGTTGCTCCTGCCGGTGGTGGTACCTCTACCCTCACGTTTGAAGCACAGGCAACTTTATCCTATACCAGTGGTTCGACACAGTCGGTGTCTAACTCGGAGCAGCAGGGTTTGTGGTCCGCATCCGCAAAGGTGCAGGATGCTACTTGGGTGAGTGTCGGCGACGTTACGGGTACGGGAGAGGCAGACTTTACTGTTGCATCTCGAGGGACTGCTGTTGGTGATATCAGAGAGGCGTCTGTGCAGCTTACTGTCTCATTCTCTAATGTTCCAGATACGGCCAGCTATACTCTCCAGCAGGCTGCGAATCAGGTTGAGTCAGCTACGATAGATATTACGACTTTTGTGTATGGGATAATGGCCGCAACAGCAACGCAGTCTGGGCTTCCGTCCATCACGGAGACTTTGACCTATACTTACAGTTCTGGAGCATCCGCACCCAGTCAAGACCCAATATCTCATGCATTTGCCATCACTCCGATAGTATCAGGGGCAAGTATATCACAGGAGGGTGTAGTTTCGTGGTCGGAGAATGAAAGCGCGGAAGCACGAAGTCTCACGGTTGAGCTCACTTCCACAATTTCCAATTCTGGGGTCTCAGCTTCCGATACTGCCACTGCTCTCTTAACTCAGACTGCAGGGGTCGTTACGTATGGTGATGTTCTGGTTTCTTTATCGTATTCAGACATTCCGGCGTCGGGTGGTTCAGTACAGCCGGTGTTGAGTTATAGTCAGACTTTTGGGTATAATGGTTCCACTACGGGTGGGGGTGTTATAACGTCTGGAGGTACGGTATCATATAGTGGGGTTTCGGTTTCGGAGGATGGTTCGGTATCCGCTTCGAGCTTAGGGACTACTTCTCAGGATAGGAGTGAGGTTACGACGGTAACTGTTACCGTGGCACTCAATGGCAAGGAGGGGAGTGCTTCGGGTCCGGTGTATCAGGCTGCTAATGCAGTAGTGTCCTATGGCACTCCTGTTGTGTCTGTCTCCTATGCCACGGTTCCGGCTTCTGGAGGCACAGCTACACCTACGGGTAGTTATACCCAGACAGCTACCTATACCAGTGGCAGCCAAGCTTCTTTAACGACAGGTGGTGTTTGGTCATACTCTGGCGGGAGTGTTGACTCAGCGACAGGTACGTTGCAAGTAGCAAGTCTTGGGACTACGGTCAAGGATATCAGCTCGATTGCAACAGTCACGGCGAAGGTTACCATGAATGGGAAGTCGGGGAGCAAGCAGGTTGACATTTTGCAGGCTGCAAATGCTGCGACTTACGCGACGCCGGAGGTTTCTCTATCTTATCAGGATATTCCGGCGTCAGGTGGTTCAGTGTCGCCCACGTTGTCATATTCTCAAAGTGTTTCTTATACTTCGGGGGCATCTCGTTCTATCACCTCGGGAGGTTCGGTTTCTTATAGTGGGTCTGGTGTAGGAGCCACTACGGGTTCTGTGTCCGCCTCTACGCTTGGGACAGTAGTGAAGTCACGCACACAAATTACGACGGCTTCAGTATCTGTAGTCTTAAATGGGAAAACAGGGACGGATACGGCAGCTGTGTATCAGGCTGCTAATGCGGTAGTATCATACAGCAAGCCTGTGGTGTCGCTGAGTTACTCGGTAATACCAGCACGTGGTGGGAGTGTTAGTCCCACCGTAGGTTGCACTCAGCAGGCGACCTACACCTCGGGGGCAAGTGCTGGTGTTTCAACGACTGGGGCGACCTATGTGTACAGCGGTTCTGGGGTATCCACCAGTACTGGTCAGGTGACGGCTCAGAGTCTTGGGGTAACTGTCACGAGCGAGCAGACGCTGCTTACCACGGTCACGGTCACCTGCACCCTCAATGGTCAGTCAGGCACGGCATCTGCTAAAGTTTATCAGGCGGTGAACAGTGTGTCTTATTCAGATGTAACAGTTACCTCCTTTACGTATGCAGGTATTCCGGCCAGTGGTGGTTCTGTATCTCCATCCTTGTCGTATAGCCAGACAGCCACTTATAGTAGTGGTAGTACTCGTTCTATAACTTCTGGGGGGACTGTATCCTATAGTGGCACGTCAGTTAACACTACTTCGGGTGCGGTTTCAGCAGCGTCCAAGGGGACAGCTATAAGTAATACTACGACGGTTACTACGGCTATTGTGTCGGTATCCTTGAATGGTAAATCGGGGAGCAAGAGTGCTGTCGTGCAGCAGTCGGGTAATTATGTAATGGCGTTGGAGGTAAATGGGGCATCCTTTAGTTACGATACAATCTCAGCTGGGAGCACTTCAGCCACACCCAAGTTAGTGTCTGCAAATCCCTATGTAGTGTTCACTTTTACCAGTGGAAGCACATCACAAACACATCCAGCCTCTACGTTTGGGTCGTTCTCAGACTCAGTAGTTTATAGTTTGGCATCCGTGGTGAATGGGTTTACTGCAGTAAACAGTAGTACGGGAGACCTAACAGCAACAAATCGCGGAACCACCATAGGACCTGCACGAACTTCAGGAGAAGTTACGCGAAAGGTAACTGCTACATGGACGCCTACGAGTGGGTATACTGCGGCGGGTGTTCAGACGGGCACGGACAGCAAGACCGCGACGTGTACGCAGGCGTTGAATACTATTACTTCATTTACGTATTTAAATGGAGCTGGAGGCCTCCCTGCGACTTCATTTGCAGCATCAGCTTCATCGGCTATATATTATCCAAGTTTTACATTTAGTTCAGGATCAGTTGGATTCCAAAAAGCTTACAGTAATGAAGTAGATTATTCTATATCAGGTGCTGGGTTTAGTTTAGGGTCAATATCTAATTCTTCGTATTCTTATGGGCAAACTGTTGAAGTAGCTTCAAGGGGCACAACTATCGGAGCCGCTAGGACTGGCACTTTAACTGGAACCTTAAATACTACCATTAGTGGAGTAGCTATTAATAAATCAGCTACATTATCTTTAACTCAGGCAGCAAATACACAGACGGCAGTTTACGACTCCCCAACGGTGTCGTTATCAGTTTCAGATATTCCGGCTGCAGGTGGAGTTGTATCGAGTGGCACTGTGTCCTACTCGCAGAAGTGGCGTTATTCCTATACATCAGGCTCTGTGTCGGAGCAGACTGCTAAGACGACTGGGGGTTCAGTCTCATACTCGACCGCAGTCTCAGCATCATCCTTGGGTACTACGATTAAGGGGCGCACTCAGGTGGGCACTTTAACAGCGACGGTCACCATGAATGGGAAGTCAGGTAAGGATAGTGCTACAGTATATCAGGCGGCCAATGCAATTACTGCTTATAGTGTACCTACGGGACGGACACTTTCTGTGGCGGATATTCCGGCCAAGGGTGGAAGTGTGTCGAGTGGTACGGTTGGGGGAACTATCACACAGACACGTACCTATACCTCGGGCAGCACGGATACGTTGTCCAATCCCACGGTTTCCAGTTCCTCATATTCGACTGCAGTCTCTGCGTCTTCTCTGGGTACTACGGTCAAGAGTCGCGCTCAGGTTGGTACTCTAACTTACTACTACACTTGTAATGGTAAGCAGGGGAGTGTGTCAGCAGTGGTGTATCAGGCGGCCAATGCAGCTACAACAATATCCTATGGTTCTTGGGT